TTGATGAGGTAGGGTACGGCGCCTGGGCTGGGCCGCTAGTCGTGGGGGGTTCCATCACCCCCTGCGGCTGGCGCTGCGACGGAGTACGCGACTCCAAGAAGCTCACGGAGCTGCGCAGGGAGAAGGCCGTTGTAACCCTTCGGGAGCAAGGCATCCCCGTCTTTACTCTTAGCTGTGAGGCTGCTCTCTTGGATGAGGAGAGCGTGACCGTGTCCCTCAGCCGCTTGAACCAAAGTGTGGCAGAGCACCTGATTGGAACGCTCCCACCAGAAGCCACCTACGTGGTGGTGATGGACGGCAACAAGATGAACTTGCCGTCGTGGAGCAGCATCAAGCCCGTGCTGGTGCCGAAGGCAGACGTTATTGTTCCGGCGGTGAGCGCGGCTAGCGTAGTAGCCAAGACCACTCGTGACGGGTACATGCTGGAGTACGCCAAGTGCTATCCTCAGTACGACTGGGAGAGCAACAAGGGCTACGGTACCCCAAAGCACGCAGAGGGCATTCGCCTACATGGGATGTGCCCCATTCATCGCCGCAGCTACAAGTTTTGCTGATACTTACCAGGCCCGGCTGTTTCCGAGACTTGAACCACATCCCCGGCCCGCTCTTGTTCGCCACTTCACAGCACATACCAGACCCGGCTGTCTCCGGGACTGCAGACTTCGGAATCGATCGCGCGCCGCGCCCAGCTCACAATCTTTCAATCTTTACCAGGCTCGGCTGACTCCGAGACTCGCCCACCACGACGGCCCTGCGCAAAACGTCGGGCTTACAGCGCTCAGCGTTACGGTGACAAATGACGGACAAACAGAGACGGGACGAGGTTCTGGATGAGCTGGAGGTGGCCACCAAGCAATGGCGGGACAAGCACCGGCGCCGTCTTGAAGACCAGGTCAAGCTTGCGCAGAACATCCTGAAGGGGCGCAATGGACCTCAGCGGCTGCAGGATGAGACCACGAAGCAAGCGTCCGCTTTGCTGGTGGATGAAATCGAGGCATTCCTGACCGGCAGCGAGTAGAATACTCGCATGAGCACCATCATCATCCAGCCGATCGTAGGAGATGAAGCGGCCATCTCCGAGGTCGTCACCCTCACCGTGGTAGTGCGTGAGGAAGAAGTACAAGGCTTTGACCAGATTCAGGTGTGGAGGTCTGACTCCACTGCCAATGGTCCGTACTATGAGCTCACCTCTGATGCTTGGCGCCCGGCACGCGTGCCTCGTGACGCGCCGGATGAGCCAGCGGTGCCAGTGGTGGGGCCGCAGGTCCTTGCAGCTGGCACCAGCTTCCTTCTTCGCCTGGACGACAGCGAGGACATCGAGGTGGTGCTGGCGGGGCCAGACCCCATTACCTACGCGGAGGCGGCGGCGGAGCTCACAGCTGCAGGGGTGGGGCGCTTCAGGGCTTACGTGGCCCAGGTGGCGACCACCGGTGAGATTCTGCTGGTACTGGAAGGTGTTCGTCCGGGCACGGGGGCAGTCCTCGAGGTGGTGGGCGGGGAGGCTGCAGCCCTCTTCAACCTACCCATGGAACTGCCCAGCTCGCAGGGTGTGGGGCAGGACGCCAGGATCAACATCATCAACGGGAGGGCCACCTACCGGTTCGTCGACCTGCGGGGGACGCAGGACAGCTACTACCGCACACGCCTCTTCAACCAGGCGCTGGGGACGGCGAGCGAGTTCAGTCTGCCGCTGCCCGTCACCGGGTCCATGGGGCTCACGCAGGCCAGCACGGTGGTTGGCTACCTCTACCTGGTAAAGTCCGACGGTCGCCCCCTTACTGGGCGCCGGGTGAGCGTCTATTCGCCCACGCGTGGCAGCTTGGTGGAGGGCAAGTTGGTTACTGGCTACCAGGACACGAAGGTCACGGACCGTAACGGTAACGTGCAGTTCACCTTGGTGAGGGGGGTTCAGTACACGGTGTCCATCTCGGGGACGGACATCGTGAGGGACATCGTGGCCCCTGAAGACCAGGGGGTGCAGTCCTTCCCGCTTTTGGGGGATGACTTCGGTACGATGGACGACGTTTTCACTGTGCAGGTCCCCAACGTCGTCTACGCCGAGCGCAGGAGCATCTGATGGCCAGCTACCAGCAAGTCGACGTGTACGTGTTGAACTCCGAGACGAGGGAGCCGGTGTCGGGGGTGCTCGTACGCGTCTACGACAAGGGTGGGACCATGCTCTACACCGAGGGGACCACCGACTCTGCGGGTAGGGCTGGGTTCCTTTTGTACACCCTCGAGTACAGCCTTCGGTTCTACAAGTTCAAGGCATCGGTACAACAACCGCAGCTCATCTCTGTACAAGAGGGACCAAACGGGGCGCCTTTGCTCAACTCATTTCAGGTGTACGCACAGGAGCTCAACAGACCTGTTTCGAGGGACCCGTTGCTGTGCCGGGCGTCTGGATACTTCAGGACGGTGACGGGTCAAGCGCACAGCGGGCTGGACATCATCTTCACTGGAGCATTCGGTCCAGTTCTGCTAGACCAGGCAGGAGTCCTCCCTGACAAGAGGGCGATTCGGACCGACGGCAGCGGGTACGCCTGTATAGACCTCATCCGATGCGCGAAGTACTCAGTGACAGTGGAGGCTTGGGAAGACCAAGGGAGAACGGTTTCCGTACCGGACTCTTCGAGTGTGAACTTGCCAGATCTGCTCTTCGCAGTGGTGAGCTCCATTTCCTACCTGGAGGCACTTCCGACTCAGCTATCGATTGGAAGTACACTTTCGATCACCCCATCCGTCCGCACGTCGAGTGGCATCCTCCTCGAGGGGACGGCGCTGTCCGACGTGACGTGGGAGATGAGCGACAAGACAGTGGTGTCGTTGACAGCAAACCAGACGCAGTTGTCGCTGCGGGGGTTGAAAGCAGGAACGACCACGTTGCGTGCGTCGCGCCGAGACAAGACAATCGTCCAGATCCCGTACGTGACGTATATCTTGGGATCCGAAGTTCAGATCTCCGTGGTCTGACCCACAACCAACAGCTTCAAGAAGTAGCCTTCGGCGCGCTTCGGGTAGTCGCGAAGATAGCCAAGGGGCTAGGCAGGGACGACCTCTTAGAGTCGTTTGGGGCCGAGATACTTGAGACGCTGGAGCTACTGTGGGGCCCACGCCCCACACCTCAGCCCACTCCTGCTCCTGTAAAGGTGCCGTCGCAGGAAGAGCTGGCAGAGGAACAAGACGCAGCGGTAGATGAGTCCTCATGGGGACCAGAGCCGCTGGATGCAGCTTACGAGGCTGAACACGCACGAGCTCTGCTTCTTGAGCTCATTCGTCGCGCTGCGCACGACTGGGTGCTCTACCGCTCTAGCAGCCGTCTCGAGCAGCTCGAGCTGGCCAACAACGCCTACACGTGGCTGTTCGAGGAGAAGCCAGGGCATCCTTGGTGGATACAGCGTGAGCAAGAGGGGATGCAGCTCACCAGCTTCCTGTGCGCGTGCGAGCAGCTGGACCTCGATCCCGATTACGTTCGTGAGAAGGTGAAGCTGTTCACCCCACGGGCCATCAAGATGGCGGGAAGACCAGCGGAGCGTCGCAAGAAGCAGGATGGGTGCGACAACTCCTACTACAGCGAATACTCTGTAGAGATGGTCTCTCTCGAGTCACTCGAAGAAGAGTGAAGTGGGGCTAGCTGAAGGCCCCGGGTGGGGCCGCACCGCTTGCGCGGCGCCATTCAGCAGCCCTGCTGCGCTCCTCGCGCGCGCATGGTGACGCGCGCGAAGGCGTTTCTGATCGCCTCTTCCCGGGTGGAGGCGATCCCCACCAGGTACTCCCGCACTTGGCGGTGACTGACGCGCGCTATCCATGTGCCGTCTTCGAAGACAGCATCCACCAACTTAGCTTCTTCTCTTGCCTTGTTGCTCATGGTTGTTCCTCCACTTCTTTTATGCCACAAGTACTCGCTACTTTGCGGTATAACAACAGCGGCAAAGGAGGTGGTTGTGGCCAACAACCGAATCACGAGCTTGGCTCAGGAGCTGCTCGACGTCATCGTCAACGCCGAGGGTGATGCAGCTGAGCACCTGGCCGCCATCCTCTTGGTGAGTGATGCGATACGACAGGCTATAGCCCGACAAGAGGGGCTCGAAGAGCTCCAACGCTCTATCGAACGAGCTCGGCACATGTACAAGATGTTCGGGGTGGTCTTCAGCAACTACAATCCGGCTAAGGAGAGGAAGAACTGATGAACAGGGCGGATAGAGACGAGATGTGGGTGAACTTGGCCACCATGGTCATTGGGTTCGTAGCATCGATTGCGGTGATCTGTGTGCTCATTACTTCCAAAGCCTCGAGTGTCCAGAAGACCGTGGTGGTTGCGTGCCTTCTGGTCATGGCTCCCAGCGTGGTGTCGGCGTACTTCGCAGTGAAGGAAAGTATCCGGAGGTCCGGGTGACGGTACGGGGTCATATGCTCGTTGAACTGATCAACATGCTAGTCCTGTACGTTGTTGCTGGGCTTATTGCGATAATGACTATCGTGCTTTCTACTACGAGTCCGCCGTGGTTTATCTACGCGGTCAATGGCGCAAGCATCAGCTTCTTGCTGTACCGCGGGTACTCCGCGTCAGTGAGGTACTACGAACTGAAGGAGAAGTATCGTGAAGATCGGAAGCTTGACTCTGACTCCTGACCTGCGCGATGGTATGTGGTACGTCACCTACTCTCTGCAGGTGGTCGCCGACTTGGAGGAGCGCATGATGCCAAAGCCCCTCCTCGCTCGCTGGATTGCGTACCAGACCAAGCACGCCTCCGGGAAGGATGGGTTCGGCAGGTACTACGAGCACAAGAAGCACGCCGTCGAGGCCATCCGCGGCTTCGTCAACAAGGAGAAGGGGGCACGTGCCCAGTCCAGACCTGGAGCAAAGAGAGCCTCGGCTACCTCTTGACCCCTGCCCATGTTGCAGGCGCCGTGAGTTCTGCTTCACCAACCCCAACGGCATCTCAACGTGGCTATGTGGTGGGTGCGGGCACGAGCGTTTCTCAGGTGTCACCTGGAGTAGTGGGAAGGGGATGGCCGTCATCGGGTTCTACTTCCTGCAGGCAAACTGCGCCGTGAGTTTATGGGGGCTGCGGCAGTATGGATGCGCAGTCCCAAAGGACCTGAACTGGGGAGAGTATCAGGCCATCACGGAGAACATGCTGGTTCAGTACCGAGAGGCGACTGGAGCCCCATACGTCTGTGCAATCACCGGCTTGGCCTTCACCGAAATCGAAGGCTAGAAGAAGGCCCTTAGATAGGGGCCGAGCCGACTGCCCAGGAAGGAGGTGGAGGAACACCTGGGCAGCCGACTCAAGCCGGGGGGACCAACAACGCGGGCTTTTCCCTCCACAGTTGTTATCTCTTCTTTACCCCCACTTTTGCAGGCGTTGAAATGGGGGTAGCGAACGGCCCCCGAAGGGGCTGCACCCTTGCGGGTGTCGTTGTTCACGTCGCGGTGTCGCTCTTGGCGCTGCCAGCGGCCGCTGCCGCGTAGATGAGCAGCACCCAGATCCACACGAAGGTGAACCCGGCCCACAGCCACCACACCTCGGCCTCGGTGTCCGCGTGGCTGCGAACCTGCACGTACCGCACCCGGGTGGGGGTGCGCGCCGGAAGCGCTTCGGTGGCCCATGCTGACGTTTTCCCATCGAGGGGGGTGATCATGTGGGCCTCGTTCACTCCCAAGAAGCTGGACGCGCAGTAGACTGTCCGCGCATCAGTCTTCTCGAAGCAGCGCATGATCTTCGCCGGCAGCGGCTCGTTCAACGAGGTGTAGTCCTTGCCGTTGGTGCTGGTCTCGAACCGGTTCTCGATCTTACGGATGTACATGGTGTTCCTCCACAGAACGTTGTTGGTTTTCTAAGGAAGGTCGTGTCCCTTCTTCATTGTTTTTATGCCCTATTCCACCACGTTTTTGTGGATAGTGACGGGGGCTTGAAGCCCCCTGCGCCCTTCAGGGCGCCGTAATCACGCTATGCTTGGTGGCTCACCAACCACCGGTGGAATGCCCTCCTTGACCACGACCTCCATGCCTTTGCATGTGCCCACCACGCCAGGGGCTTCGCCGGCCGCCTTACCTACGTCCATCCACATCTTCGTGTAGTTGGACATCAGGTTCCAATCCAGCATGGAGAGATCGCTGCCTCCCTTCTCGCACATCACCTCGGAGATGGTATGGAAGGCGGTGTGCATCCACACCTCGTGCTTGGGGTGGTGGGACCCTTTACCACCGTATACGCCGTCTGAGCAGTGCACCCCGTACACCTCGCCCGTCTCGTGATCTTTGAAGTACGACACCCACCCCATGCCGAAGTACCCGCCGATGGCGTCGGACGACGGTTGTACCCCGTACGTTGCATTGGGGTCCTTCCCCAGCGCCTGTACCTCCTCATCCTTCAGAGACCTATCGAATGGGTGTGCCCATTGCCTCGTCTTCATGTTCTACCTCCACAGCTTTTATGCCTAATCGGCTAGGATATTTGTGGCTAGTGAAGGGCCCCTTACGGGCCTGGGCCCGAAGGCCCCGTCATCACTTGAAGGAGATGGCGACGTGCAACAGCACGTCGCCCACCGAAGCGGCTAGTGCCTTGTCGTGGTCCACCTTCTTCACGTACTCGTTGATCAAGTCCGGCGGCAATACGCCCACTTTCACATAGTGCTTCGTGTACTCCCTCGAGGGGCTGCGCCGGCGCACGAAGTCCATGAGCGCATCGTCGAGCAACGCACCGAGCGTGTCCTTCACGTACTGCTGCTCCACCTTCGTCAGCCCCTCTAGGACAATGGTGGCTTCGCCCTTCAACCTGCGGTCGATGTTGACCGTGGACCCCGCGTGAATGCTGTCGCTCATGAGAACTTCCCCAGGGCGTCGGTCTCACCCGCGTCGTTCATCAGTACGACGACGATCTCATTGCGCTTGTTGATGAACGCTATGCTGGTGTGCAACCCATCTTTTGAGTTCAGCGCCACCCACTCGGCAGCGTTAATCAAAGGCCCGATGGTGACGGTTTTGTCTCTTGGTAGTGAGCGCACCAACCACATCAACGCATCTTCCTTATTGGCGAATGAACTGATCGTCTCTTCCATGCCCATGTTGAAGTCTCCTTGGTTGTAGTCCCTCATAGTTGTTATGCCTGCGTGCGCTACACTTTGTCAGTGACCAGCAGCGCAGACCTCCCCTTCCCTTGGTGCACCATGAAGCTCGTTCGTGAGTACGAGCGCTACATGGCCACCTTCACCTGCAGTAGGTGTAGAGCGACCACTAAGTGGCGTGCATGCTCCAGAAGCGTAGCTAAGCGACAGCTCAGCATCTTCGCTAAAGGGCACGCGCTATGTCAGCCAAACAAGGGCTAGTGATGAGGCCCCGAGGGGCCTTGCACAACCCCGAGGGGTTGCGCCGTCATCACGAGAGTGGCCCGAGCAAGCAACCCGGAGTTTCCTCCGGAGGCTCCTCGCCTGGAGCGCACTGGGTGTGAACCAGTGCATCCGCGTTTGCTTCGCACACGTCCACATCGGGCCCATTGCAGGCGCCCGACGTGAGTGCGAAGGTGGACGTGGGGGCTGCCACGGCGCCCGTGGCGTCCCGGGTGCGGATGGTGGTCAAGCAGGCCACCACGCACACGGAGCGCTCGACGCTGGCGACGCTGTCCGCGCCGCCGGCACCGCCCTCGCTGGGGCTGGGGAGCTCGACGCAGCCCACTCCGAGAGTGCAGCACCGCTCGAACCATCCCGTTCTGCCATGGCAGTCTGGGTGTTCCCCTTCCTCGCCTCGGCACATGAGGGGCATGTAGTTCTCGCCCTCTGCGCAGATCGAAGGCTCCACCACTTCGGGTGAGCCAGCAGTACCAGCCTCACCGACCGTGACAGTACCAGCGGCACCGCCCTCGGCAGCGGGATACGTCTCTTCATAGTCAGCGCTCACTGCCCCGCCACAGGCCGTGAGGATGATGGACACGATCAGAACTAGCGTAGTCTTGATGTTGTTGGTCATGGTTGTTGTTCCTCCACTTCTTTTATGCCGCGCCGAGGCCAAAACTTGCAGCTAGCGAAAGGTCCCCCGAGGGAGACCTGACGCCGTGCCAACTACCAGGGGAAGCCACCCCGGGAGAACACGTCGTCGTTCCCCAGGTGATAGATCACCCAGTAGCAGTTGATCAGCATGTCCCGCGTCACGTCAGCGCGCAGGTAGGGCTCGGACTCCCACACCTTGGCCGCTGCTCTAGCTGCAGCTTCTGCCTTCTCCTCTGGCGTCCCGTCCTTTTGCATCCGCGCCTTGGCCGCGGCAATGCGCGCGTCCCGCAACAGGCTGCTGTGCCGTTCACTAATCGTCGTAAAGCGTGCTTCGTTCATGTTGTTGTTCCTCCATCACTTTTATGCCCGTATTCCCCTGACTCTTGCTACACTGGAGGCCATGCGAAGCATCGAGGAGGACTACGCCCGGTACTACCACGAGTTCAAAGGGCCGGTGGAAGACGCGCATGGAAAAGCGTGGGAGCTAGAGCGCGCATTGCACGACGTCTACCACGGACCCACCTACGACGAGCCGTACAAGCTGGGCGAGAGTCCCAACCTTCAGCTCCTCAAGGATATCTCCACCCTCCTCAGCCAGGCCAAGGATAAGCTGACGCAGTTCGAGGAAAGCACTAAGCCCCGGGTGAGCTTCATCGAGCTGTATAACCAGAAGTGAGCACGCACATGCCCTACTCCAACGACGAGCTGAACAAGGCCATCGAGAAGATTGTACGCTCTTCCGTTCGTTTCGATTATGGCCCAATAGGCCAAAGAAGAACGAGCCTTTCCTTCGGGGACCTACAAGATGCGGCAGCCGGCATCTTTTGCCGTTTTGATGGGGCTCCTTTCTACTTGGCTCGATTGGCCGCCGACCGGTTGAATGAGCTCGTTTCTTCGATGGCTACCTTCATCGATGAGATGGTCTCTACTGCCATGGCTACCTCGAGGTACGTCGGCCCGGTGGAGAGATTGGGTGGCTTAGCGAATGCCAGAGTTGCGCTCACCGATCTCGTAGGCGCAGGAGGGGAGCGGAAGGGTGCCTTCTCCAGCATCGAGGATGTCCCAGCGTACCGACGCTTTGAAAAGGGAACCTCCAACTGGCTGGCCAAGGAGGGAGTCAAAGTACGAGCCGGCGGTGGCATCGCCCAAACCCCACCTGAAGCTCAAGCCCGCCTTCGCAAACAAGCCATGGACCTTCGTGAACAGCATGATGAAGTCCTGCGCCGAGTGGAACACCTTCAGGGCTGCATCGCTGAGTATGAAGCCCTGAACCTGCCCGCTACCTTGGCCGGCTCCATCATCGAGAACAGCGCCAAGGTCCTGGAGGCTCATCTCAAGATGCTGGAGGCCCTGAACCCCGAGCAGCGCACCGCCAAGATTCGTGAGGTCACCCTGGATGTGATGGCCGCTCGAGCTTGCGTAAAAGGGTTCGGCTCTCTGTCCCCCGTCGGGCTGTTCGCCAGGCTCACCGGTTTTGGCGCCCCGTTCTACAACTCCAGCCACCCAGCTACTCCAGCCTCGCTCTTGGGCTTGTACCCAGAGCCCTACAACTTCTATGAAGGCCATCAGAACGTAGCGCTGGTGGTCGACAACGCCGGGTCCACCCGGGTCGATGTAACGGTACAGATGCCCTCGAGCTTCGTGCCCTTCATCAGCGGCGCAGCCCGTAACCCAGTGACCATCGCCCCGCCAGCTGTAGCCTTCAAGGTGGAGCTGGTGGGCAGCGCTGTCCCAGAGGACACCGTCGTCATTACTCCGGGGACGTATCAGCTGTACGAGCTGGCGGAGGAGATCAACAACGACACCGGCTCCTCGTTGGAGTCGTACATCCGGCTTCTTGGTGGCATCACCACCATCGCTGATGCTTTAGCTGGCGTGGACATCGTCTTCAGGGTGCCCGGCAGCGATGACCTTCCACTGCCAAGCCCCGCCCCACTCACCTGGGTACAGCAAGGCGTTGTGGTCGGGGACTACGTCCTCGTGATTGACCGTGCCAGCCCTGGCTTCAGGACCGTGTGGCAGGTCACCGCATTCCAAGTTGGCAACTACGAGATGGTCTGCTCGTCGCTGTCTGGGGCGTCGTTCGTTGGTGATGAAGTGGCCGTAGAGATTGGCGACGCTAGCCTGCAGATGCTCACCATCGGTGCCGCGTACAGTACTTACGAGAACGCGCTGAACGGGATGTGGCAGCTCAAGCTCACCGATGTTGTTCCCAACGGGCTGTCCCGCATCGGTTTTCAACCTACTACCGTCACGGCTCGACAGTCGAAAGCGGTGGATGTAGCTGCGGCTGTGAATACATCGCCCACTTCACGGGATGAGTTTGGTGCTGCCCGCATCCAAGCTAGCGCGCCATTCACGGCGGTCTTCACTGGCAAAGCAAGGACGGTTCAAGCCGACTCATCCAAGCTGTACGTGTACTGGGCGCGCGGCGAGGCCACCATCAGTAGCATCGTGCCCGGCGTCATCAACTCCACCGTGATCTTCAGCTTGGGCGACACGGATGACTGGAGCGATGTAGCTGCCGGGGATACGTTGGTTATCAGAGAAACCGAGGTCATTGGCGATGTCGACAAGGCGCTCACCATCACGAGCGTGGACCTCATCAACTTGGCGATGTCTGCCACCATTGCTACGGCGTCGGTGCCCGCGATCGATGGGCTGCCTCTGATTGTAGAAACGGTGAAGCCCTCTGAGGTGATCTACTACAACTTCTCCACAGTCATCATCGGAGAGGACCTGCCCGTTGCTGGTGAGTACGAGGCTGCGAGGTACTCGAGCGCCACACCTGGACTGATCACCTTGGCCACGCCAATGGTCTACAACCTCCATGTTGGCTTCGGTGGGCTTCCCATCTTCATGAACGAGCTGCAGTGGGGCTACCGGCAGCTGGTGATCACGTCGTTGAACAACACCCTGAGCTCGTACCTGCAGATGCGGCACACCAAGCTGGATGTAGAGAACCCTCCAGCGCTCATCCCAGTGCCTGACGATGGCTCAGATGAGCTGATTGTGTTGACCGCTGAAGCCTACGCCTCTACCCCGTGGTTCTCCTTGCCGGGGCGTAACCCACCAGTGGAGGTGGGGGATGTGCTGGAGCTCTACTCGGTGGGGGCGCTGTCTCCCACCAGCGTTCATCCGGTGGTGGCTGGAGAGAGCTCATTCCAGGTGGTGAAGGTAGACCCACCTGTTGACATGCCGCAGAGCTCCATCCCGTTCACGGCGGGCTCACAGGTTCCATTTGGGCGGGTGAGGAAGAGCAAGGTGCAGAACTTCGGGGACATGCGCACCCTGCTGCAGGTGTGGGCGCGTAGGCCAGAGGCGGATTTCCTACGCTTCTTCAGGGCCCTCGACTCCGCCGTGAACATCGTGGTCAGCTCTAGGCGGCCCACCACGGGACAGGTTGGAGCACTGGTCAACCATCTGCAGGACCTGAAGACAGCGCTCGTGGGCGGTGCCGGCTCCCTGGAGGCGGCGCTGGCCGTCTACACCGCCAAGGTCGTCGAGCAGGTGGACGCGCTCCTGAAGGGCTACCGGGACAAGGGAGCGGACCGGGCAGCGGACATCCTCGAGGAGGGCAGGTTCAGCGAGTTCTTTGGGCTGACCATGGACGGCTCCAGCTACGGGGGCCGGCTGCAGGAAACCCTGAAGGCTGCGGCCCGGGAGCTGCCCGTGAGAAAGACGGGGCGCCAATCCCAGCTGAATGCTGGGGAGGAGCAGCTCATCGCCTCCTTCGAGGATGTCGACCTCGAGTATGCCCAGGAGGAGCTGGAGGTGGGGGACCGCTTGGCTATCCCAGAAGCCAGCGATGTTCTACCGGCTGGTCTCCCCCAGCCTTGAGGGTCTGGTGTGTCACAGCTGAAAGTCTAGTCGCCCCAGAAGTCGAAGCTTGGCTTCGCTCAGACGTGCGTCACAGGTCGATGTCACCGGATGGCCGGCTAGCCACTTTGCTGCAGTGCGCGGGTCAACAGCTGCCATGGCAGCGAGGACTCGTACCTGATGGGGCGACCAGCTACTGGAGGCGGTGCCATTGGACTTTGAAGGGATGCCGTTTGCTATCTTCATGGGTCATTGATGCCGCGCCGCCGCGTGCCAGTCGATAACGCCATGAAGTTGGCTGCAACTTCCTGATGGGCTTGACTGCGTAAATGTGGGGGTAAGGAAGGGCGCGCGGTGGGCGCGCGGAGCCCCCATACCGCTGGGGGCCTCTTCCATCGCATCGGGCAGTTTCATGACAACCCGACGACGAGCCTGTCTACGCAGCCATGTAGTCCTTTGCCTTCAGGTCTTCTTCCCTTGGGGACCATTCTCTGACCTCCCCACCCTCGCCGTGGAGTCCCATCTGCAGGATCACGAGGCGAACGGACCGAGTGCTCTTCTCCACCCTGACTCCAGGAAACCACTCAGCGCGCCGGACGGCGTGACGCCTCATCAGCTGCAGGATGGCCCACTCGAAGGTGCCGAACACGATGTCGGCCCTCTTCTGCGCCTTCAGTTCCTCCAGTTTCTTGTGCTGCGCCTCCGCCTGATCGCGCAGGGTATTGATGGTGATGGCTCTGTCGTCCAGGTCGATGTTGTTCCTGGTGATCATGTTGCGCACGGCGACCACTGCAGCATGTTCCACGGGCGCCTTTGGAACCTGACACCCAGAGGCGAGGTCGAGGATGCGGGACAAGTCCTCTTCATTGGCCTTTGCTCTCTGAGTGGACTCAACCGATTGCCAGGGGCGCTCGGCGTCAGCCTCCAGCTTGTTGGTCTTGTCGAGCAGTTGTCGAAGCGCGTGGACGGACGCGTGCTCATTCTCCTCCTGGGCGACCGGTATTCCGCTCGCCAGCCTCAGCACCGTATCGAGATGCTTCGAGTATCTCTCGATGAGGCGCTCTGCGCGCTGGTCTCTGGCGATGAGCTCATCCCTCTCCTGCATCCAGGTGTCGGCCTGCTTCTGGGAGGGGATGTAGTCCCGCAGCGCCGCTTCGCGGTTCTCTTTCGACACATGGGCGAGCCAAGCCCGCACAGCAGAGTGGTCCGCAATAACAGTGCGCGGGTTGCCGCTGCCATCAAACCACCGTAGGAGCAGCCCGCAAGTGTGGCCTTCGCTGTTCTTCCAGCTGGAGGGGTCGGGGATGAGCGCATCATCCCTGCCAGCACGGTGGGCAGCGATCCTTCGCCTATCCCGCTCGTCCTTGCAGACCTCGTAGTCGGCGTTCAAGCGGTCGAGTTCCTCCCTCAACCCGTTCACCCGCAGATGCAGCTGAGCATTCTCGCTTTGCAGACGGTCGATGGTGATCCTCGCAGTGTTGAGGTCGATCTTGTCCATGCGGAGGTTCATATCGTCCTCGCCGTTCTGCTTGGCGAGTCTGTCCCTCTGCTCACGTAGGGTGGCCGCACGCTGCAGCGCCGCAGACCATCGAGGGTCGTTGCTGTTCTCCGGGTTCAGCTTTGGGTCCCCGAAGAGCTCAGAGCTCACCGCGTGCATGCGAGCTTTCTCTAGCTCCAGCTCTGTTCTCAGCTCCTCCATGCGCTTCGCCGCGGGTCCCCTGGTACCCAGGAAGGAGAGCACCTTCTTCTTGAGCACTAGGAGAGCGCTGCTGAGCATCTCCGCATCGTAGATGTCTCCTGATGTAGCCCCGTGCAGCATCAGGTTGTCCACCATGTCGAAGTCCTCGATCGCGTTCCCATCCTGAGATACACGCGCCTTGTACTTGCGGATGTCAAACGTGTAGCACACGATCGGGATGCCCATGGAGGTGGCGTACCCCATCTCGAACGCGGTGCCGACGTCGGCCGATGGGCTACGGAAGGGGGTGATGTTGGCCAACACCCCCACGCAGCTCTTTAACAGTTCGATGTTCTTCTTGTAGATCGAGTAGCCCACCTGCAGCTTGGTGGACTCCTCCGGATACAGCGCGTCGAGAGGGTAGACACCTTGCAGCCCAAACTCCGCGAGCTTCTTCTTGAGTTCATCCCCACGCTCCCGTGCCTTGGGGTGAAAGACATCCGGTCCGGCGAGGTAGATGCGGGGAAGATTCTCGTTGTTGTCCGTCATGATGAGCCTCCTGTTGTGGCCTTCGAAGTTGTTATGCCCGCAATAAGCGGTTTCTACGCTCCCAGGCTTGAGCTCTGTGGCAAGCCTTCTTCAGCTCTTCGAGAGGTGGCGGTTTGAACAACCTTCGGATCATGCTCGGGTTGATGTACTGCGAGGACCTCACCCACTCTGCTGGGCTGACGTTCCGCTCATGGTTGTACACCACTGGGCGCATACAGGATGCGCAACGGCAGCCGCCTCGACGCAGCTGATCCTTTCTGGAGACCCAGGTTAGGTCCTCGCAGTACTCTTTGCAGCGGAACGCAACCACCAGCCACAGCCAGAACAACCAGGCGCCCTCCTCACAGGTGTTCCAGAACTCCTCGATCGTCTTCGTCTTTTGCCCTGCCTCAAGCCCCGATTGGCACGGCCCGAAGGGCAACACGTACTTGGTCCAGTGCCGCCTTGTCTTCGTTGCTCGTGCCTTCTTCTTGGTCATACCTGACCTTTCACCTTTCTCACCATCTTGGTGTTCTCTAGCGTCGGCGGTTCGTCCGACTTCTTCTCGTTGCTGCTTGCGGCGTTGGAGCACGCATCGGTCATCCGCTTCACTAGCTCAGCAACCTCGCTTAGGCTCCTGTATGAGAGTTGCAGGGCTATCTCCTTCAAGTAGGCCGCGGTAAGCCCATCGGATGCCTTGGCCAATGTGCGAAGGGCTGGTTTTTGCTTAGAGCCTGTGAACTTGATGAGCAGCTCCATGCGCTCCTTCTCATCAGGCGCTGAGAACTCGATGATCTCGTCCACCCTTCCTGGGCGCGTCATCGACGAATCGAACGTCGCCTTGTTAGCAGTGAGGAACGTCACCAGCTTCGGGTGCTTGGCTTTGAGCTCGGCCAGTACCTGCAGCAGCTTGGGCATCGAGGCGCTGACGTCGACCTTGTCCAGGTCGTCCACCACGAAGAACTTGGGGCGCAGGTTGCTCAGTAGGAAGTTGAGCTCATCCGCGCGGAGCTCAGACAGCCCTCTGGCGTTCAGGCGTAGTATCCTGCCGCCCAGTACTCGAGCAGCGCGCAGTGCGAACGTGGTTTTGCCTACGCCTTGGGGACCTACGAACAGGTAGGTTCTTGTGACCCCGTCACGCTCGTATTCTCGATGCCTGGAGATGAACTTCTCGAAGCGCGTGGCTGATGCCCCGCTCAGCTCAAAGTCTTCCCTGCACACCTCCCCGTAGCAAGCTGACAGCCCGTTACGGGTCTCTTTGAAGTCGACGTGTATTGCCTGCCCGAACTGGTCCCACACGTAGTTCATCACGTTGGCGAAGTTGAATCCTCGGGTGAACCACACGGTTTCCGACCTGTCGGGCACCGCGCCCCAGCGCCACTCCACGAAGAACATGGAGCCGCCCGCTCCTTCAGCTACCACCACGTTGGTGTGCTCGTCGTAGGGGGCTCTGCTTACCTTGAACCCGTCGCCTACAGCGGTGGAGAAGAACAAATGGACGAAGTGTGGGTTCGCCATCGATTCCTCTCCACCTATTGCAGCAATGAAGGCCGGGAGTGAGCCTTCTCCACGGGTGCCCACGAACTTGCAGATTGAGTCGTACACGGCCAGGCACTTGATGGCGGTGGTCAGCACCCCGTCATCACGAGATGGGAGCTTGCCCAGCACATCGGTGCTGATGCGCATCAGCTGCCGCATCCAGCGGGCGTTAGACAGCGGGAGCTTCATCTGCTGGCTCCGTCCTTTCCTTCAACCTCGCCTTGTTCCCCTGGGTCATCATCGATGGCGTCTTGGAGCATGGCCTTGAACTGTTCCAGCTCCTGCCTTGTGTAAGGTCCCTGCCCCGGCATCATCTTGTACGGGTAGTTCAGCATGGCATCCGCATCGATGCCCTTGCGCTCCTTGTAGAACACCTGCTCCTCATCATCGACGGTTTCTCGCTCAGCCAGCCCCAAGTCCACCAGCGCATCTACTACGCCGTCGTGGTACTCCCTCATCTGGCCATCACAGAAGTCGTACTCCCTCGACTTCTCCCACGCCCATGTGGCAAGCCAGCGCACGGCTTCAGGACCCAGTGGCTTCGCTCTGCTCAACGCCACAAAGAGCGTGCCGAATATCCCGGCTGATGTGTTGTCACCCATTGCTGTTCTCCTTGTCGTAGTCCGCCACGCACTTGCGCATGAGCTCGATGTCACTCTTTGTGAAGACGACATCCGGAACACCGCGGATGGTTATGAGGGCGACGTCCTTGTTCATCTTGACCTCGCCACCGAGCTTGATGAGTTCCTTTTCAGCTAGGTCCCTGCCCATCCTGCAGAACACCTTGCCGCCAAGTGTCGTTTGTTGCTCTGCGGGTGTGTTGAAGCCTACGACTGTTGCCAGCGCGACCCACATCTCTGGCGTCCATTCAACCATCGTCTACCTCTTCATCCTTTATGCCCCGTTAGCGAGGTGAATGCTTAGCTACAGAAAGCTCCTTGATGTGCCGCTCCCGAGCCAAGTAGCCCAGTTGCCCGTTCACTGATGGGTTGCTGACGGCCAAGATGAACCTTTCGGAGATCGTGCCCGCAGACGCTGGAGTGTCCCATCCGGTAACCCAGCCGTCTTCTCTGAGTCTTCCAATCGCGGGTCTCCAAAACGGGTTTTGCGATGCCGCCTTCATGTGCTCATTGTGCTTCCAACACTCGAACAAATCGGCCGGGGTGACTGAAGACCAATCACCCAGGCCGTTCATCCAGTGGTGCACCACAACGAGAGCAGCAGCTGCCTCGAGCTCAAAGCTGCCGAGGGTGCCAGAGCACACCCCCAGTGTTGACACGCTCACTTCTCCTGGAGGCAGTCGGTTGAGCGGCCCTTCTTGATATGGTTCCACTGTTCAGCTCCTAGTCTCCGTCGCCCCTGATGATGGGGAACACGGCGCTTTCGAAGGTGAAGATGTGACCCGCCAAGGATCTGCGGTCCTCTACGGCATTGTCACGCTCTGCCCGAAGTGCGCGGATGGCCGCCAGCACCTGATTCCAGTTGAGCGCCCACAGGCCACTCTTACCCAACGCTTCACACGCATCGCTCAGCCATGGTGGGCCCTTTTCTAGCTTGCGTACAGACTCATCACGCGCATGACGTAGCGCTTGTACCACGTTCACAATGGAGTGGTCCGGTGGGTCAACTGGCTCTTCATCTGGGCTCAAGCATGTGCCGATGGTGATCGCTTTACCGACCACAGTAGCCAGCTTGTTGAGTGCGGCCATCGCCTCGTCCCTTTCCTTGACCACGCGCTCCACCGCATCCATGCGCGTTTCACGAGGATCTGCCTCTGTCAGCTTTCTCATGCGGACAGTGAACGTTTCCCCTTCATGCCAGAGGTCGTCCTTTTCCTTTCGCACGGCAGCGAGTTCGGCGAGGGCTGCTTGAAGCTCTCTGTACACGCGCCTGGCGGCTTCAACTGCGTTCTCTCCTCTCCGGTATTGCAGCGCGTCCACCACCGAAGCGATCATCTCTGATTGCGCGTCGAGCGTTTTGGCCCAGCGGGTAGCGGCGTCTTCAGCCGACTCTTTAGACGTCGCGCCGAGTATCCGCTTGATGTTGTTGAACACTTCCCAGCTAACGCGTGTGCGCGTCACGCGCTCGATGGCGCTTAGTAAGCGCTCGCCAGGGTAGTTATCCAGCATCTTCAGCGCTTTACCCACATCTGCATTTAGGGCCGTGACGTCCTCGCGCAGCTCATCGGACTTCTTCTTGATGCGGTCAGCCGCTGCTGTGGTGCTCTCTCCAGCTGCAGCACCAAGAAGCCTTCGCACTTCCCTGATGGTGCTGTCGTACTCGTCCAACTTGTTCTTGAAGGACGCGTGCTCCATCACCATACGCTCGGCTATTTGGAGCAGATTCTCCTTGGCATTAGTACCTAGAAGCCTCATCAGCTCTGAGCCGATGTGGCTCCTGTCGAACACAGTCTCCACGACCTCGCTGAGCGCCGTTCCAGAGTGGTTGATCAGCCACTTTACGACGTCGTTCGCTGATGCCCTTGGTCCTCCAAGGCCGTCAGCGCGTAGCTCCCTGACCTTGTTGCCATTCTCTAGCTCCCACACTTGCGCTACGCACAGGTCCCAGTAGACCTTTGCGTTGGTGCGTAGCGCCGTTTGTCCATTGTCAGTCCACATGCTCTTAGTTATCCTTTACTTGCGGTGGCGCGCGGTGCCGTCCAGCTCGTGAACCGCTTGTATCAGTGCGTAGTTGTACTCGAAGACCTTTGCCGTCCTGTTGTGCGACCGCGCTTTGAGCGACAGGAAGTCGGCGCAGGTGGTGTCGTCCGCTTCGCTGCTGTTGAAGTCGTCCTCAGCCCACTTGGCATCCTTTTGTGCCTCCACCAGTAGCTTCGCTGCATCGATGACGGCCGCTTGCTTGGGGTTGATTTCAAGGATGACCGGTGCATGAGCGTCAGGCGTGTTCGATGCAGGCACGGACACGGGCGTTGGGAAGGACCCGGGCGTGAGCGTCCCGACGACTACTTGCGTGGCCTTGTTGGGTACGCCGACCGGCAACTTCCCGTGCATGCCGAGCAGCGCGATCAAGTTGTTGATCGTCATCGTGGACGGCGTGTGCCCCACACCTTGAATGGCCACTGATAGGTGCTCTATCCATGCGCGGGCCCCAGCTTTGGACGCCACCTCGGTCTGCCCGTGCCTCCAGTGGAAGCCTGGGTCGAGAGGGAAGTTAGTGAAGTCACCGGATTGGAAGGCGGCTAGCTTGCGCTTCGTCTCATCCAGCTCGACCATTACCCGGCGAGCAGCGTGCGACACAATCTCTTCGGGTTGAGCGTTCAGAGCTCCACGTGTCTCAGGCAGTTCCGCAGCAAGCTCCGCCTCTACAGCTCGAAGTCTGAGCGCCGCCTCTTCACACTCCTTCTTGCGCAGGTTGGCGTCCTCCATCGCACGCGTCACCGCGGAAATGGTGCTCTCGGAGGGGGATGCGCGGAGGATTTTGCGCATATCAGCTATCCCACCGTTCAGCATGCTCTCAGCTTCCGAAAGTCGCTCACGGAGATGATTCATCTCGAGCTCCATGCGCTCGATGGTCTCTAGCTTGTCGTTGTACTTCTCCTCCAGGACCTGCTGAGCCTCAGTGAACTCGTGGTTGAGGCGTTCGATCTTCTCGCGAGCCTCGTCCTTCAAGAAGCCGGAATCGATAAGAACGGCAGCGACGTTCTGGGGTTCAGCCCAAAGGGTTACACGGTCTTCTGCCGTTGCCTTGAGCTTGAGGATGGCAGAGCCCTCCTTGTTCTCAAGCCACACGTCGCACCCGGAGCCAGCCACCACTACGCCCTTATCCCACTTGCTGCCCTCGGCTAGCGTGTACCCCTTCTCGCTCGCTACCGGGCGGCTGACGGCGATTGGTAGGCATCCATGACGAGCAAGAAGCGCGAGGAGGTTTTGCACATGGATGCCGGCGACGTTCGGGATGGAGATCCAAGCCCCGTTCGAGAAGTTGTTGTACTGGATCTCGTTTCTGCCGTCGTAGATGGCCTTACCATCTCGAACCCACACGCTTTGCGCGTGCAGCGGGTACATGCTGTCCATGATCAGCCGGTCACGAAGTACGCGCTCCTGTACCTCTTTCGGCGCCGCGCGGAGGGCTTCTATGACGTCCTCTTCGGTAGAAATCGTCCAAGACGCTGAGTCTGGCGTATACGTGAGAAGCTTCTTGTTGTTCTTGTCTTTCCAGATGAACATGTTGGCCTCCTTGATCTAGGTCCACTGCTGTTATGCCGGTCTACACACCTGTTTGGCCGTTACCAGCTCTTCCCTGTGAAGAGCTCCGTGAACTCCTTGATCGTGTCTAGGGCCATCTCCTCCAGCACGACTTTGTTCATCATGGCGATGTTCTGGACCACCCACTCCCGAAGCAGCACGTATCGCGTGCCGTTGTGCACGATGCTCAGGTGTAGCTTGTAGTCGATGGTCCCAATGGACCACTGGACTAGAACGCCGGGTATAGCCTCCAGCAGACGCACGCTGATTGAGCCAACTAACTCTTCTCTTGTCATTTTGTACCCCACTCAATACAAGCCCTGACGCATGGAAAGGGAAGTACGTAGACGCGCTTGTGGGCAACGTCCACGTAAATCCCAATCCACACGTCGTATCACGCGATGACTCTACGAATCCTCACGGCGTCACCTCCCGCACCACGAGCCCGGACGGCGTCTCGCACACCACCAGGCGATGCCCACGCGACGTCCACACGGCCTCGGTGCGGTCGGCTCCGCAGGCGCGTTGGTCGTGCACCTGGATCATAGTCTGCTGGTCAGACTCCGCAGACGCGCCCAGGACCCACCCGAGAGTGCAGGACAGCAGGATCAGCAGAAACAGCGACACCACCTCTCTGGCGCTCACGGCAGCAGCCCTCCCCGGTGGAGGACGGCGATGACGTCGGCGACTGGTGTGTAGCGCGCGCCGGCTCCGTGGCGCAGAGTCATGAGCGAGTGCCCCCCGTCGACCCTCACGAGCTCCGTCTGATCTGCTAGGTCATTCACCACCGCGTCCCCATCCCACCGCGACCCCGGGTGGATAGCGGGTTCTGGACGTGTCGCGTTGCACCCGGCCAGATTACGTATCGCGTCGTCGCGCTGTTGTAGTGCGATTCGTTCACGCGCTAGGGCGCTTTCATTATTGCCGAGGGCGATGGTCAAGTCTGCTCTCAGCTTCACCCACTCCTTGCGCTCCTTCTCGTACCTAGTCCGTGCGTCATCGCGCTGCTCTCGGAGACCCTTCGTCTCACGGTCGAGCTCCCCTTGTAGGCGGCGCGCGTGCTCCTTGTAGTCGTTGGACTGGGTCATGACCCGCTTTGCCACGTCTACCAGCAGCTCGTAGTCCTGAGCGCCAAGGACTTTGCGTGTCGCTGTCAGCGTCTCTGTGAGCCGTATCACCTGGGCACGGCGCTGCTCACGTTCGCACCCAGGGCACTGTGGACCATCACCTGGGGTGAGGTTGCACTCTCTACAGATGGAGCAGCGCGTCTCCGGGTCGACTGTCGCGGTAACACCGTCGAGTCGGGCACGTACTTCGGCAAGCTCGCCGTTGTAGTGCAACAGTTCATCTCGTACTTTGCCCTCGTCGGTGCGGAGTTGCTCCACCACGTTCGTTAGCTTAGTGACCTCATCCAGCGCCGCATTCCGCTCTCCCTCCAACTTGGCGATACGAGCTCGGTACGTGGAGCACGTCGCCTCGTGTCCCCTCGCCAGGTTCCTCTCCTCTGAAAGCTGTCGCTCTAGCGACTCGCGCTTGCCCATTTCAGTCGCCAGAGCCTTGGGAGTCATCTCTTCATTGGTGGCAATGACGATTCGCATGCGCTCAATGTGGTCTTGCGCCGCCTTCAGGTGCGACTTAGAGGCCGACAGCTCATCTTGGCAAAGGGCAAGAGCGCGGTTCACGCGGGTGGCGAAGTGCTGACACAGCGGCGACAGGTCGTGCATCTCCAACGTGCCTACCCACTTCAGCACGTCATCCGGAGTAGCTGGGATGAGGCACTCCTTCTCCACACCGTCCGTGCCTGAGTACACCATCTTCAGTGTGTAAATCTTCATCGTTCTTCTCCTGGTCTGTTCTTACGCTCCTCGATCATCGAAACGATCGCATCTCGCACGCACAGGAACATGTTCTTGTAGCTACTGTGCTCTCCCGACCGCCCCAGTAGGTCATGAAGTTGACGCAGCATTACTTTTACATCGCCCAGCTCCACCTCCATGAGTGTGTACTGGGCACTCAGACGAGCGTTGGCCGCATCCTTCTCATTCAGCTCTGCGGTCACCCTGCGCAGGTTGTCCCGCAGGCGCCTCTGCGTCTTCTTGTGGTCGCACAGAGCCTTGAGTGCGCTACTTACCGTTTCCCCAGCGCGTTTAGCGGCGTCAATCAGCGATTCGTCGTCATCTCCACCAAGCGCTTCTTTGGCCGCGATCATCAGGTGACGCTCGAACCCGTTGGGTATAGAGGCTTTGGCGATGGCTAACTCATCCTTGAGTCGTTCGATGCTTGCGCAAGCATTGCCGTACAATAGCTGTAGGTCGGTAACTGCGCGGTCGCACTCTGCTGCGTGTTGAAGCGCAGCAGTTTTCATGGACACTGCTTGCACATGAAGCTGGTAGGAAGCTGACGCTACCTCTTTGAGGACGGCGCCCCTATCCTCTTCACTCGCTGACTTGAACCAACGAACGATGTCTTCGCTGGTGGCAGATACAAACTCCTCCTGGAGCTCGCCCGCTACATCGGGTAGTTCCTGTTTCGTGTACAGGCTCATCGTTCTCCGCCAGAGCGTTCTGCTACCTCTGGGTCGACGCCAAGGTTGTCCTTCACCCACTGCACGCCGCAGCCACGTTGGGCTTCGGTGCGTAGAAAGAGTGGGTACTTCACCGCTGGAAACGTGGTGGGCCCGTCCAGCTCCATCTGAATGGTGTCCGTCCCCTGACCAACAACTACGCACACGCGCTTGATGCCCCACTTACCCAGTGGGCTGGTTGTCTTCTTCGTCTTCATCATCGTCTCCTTCTGGTTTCTCCCCGGGCCCTCGGACATACACGGTGCATCCTTCTTCGTTTTTGGTACTCTCGAACCCGAAGATGTCGGCCACCTTATCCTCCGCATCGCACAGATCCTCCCAGTCCTCCGCTCCTCCTGGGACGAGGCGTATCTTCTCGCAGGTGAGCAGCAGGACTTTCACAGCGTGGCGGATGGCAGCCGCCTCCAGGTACATGCGGTTGAACCTGGAGACGACCTTCTTCTCGTCAGCCACTCTTCTCATCCCGCACGTTCGCCTGTGCCTTCATGAGCTCCAGCGTGACGTCTGCTCTTTTGATGGCGTCGATGGGGGCAATCCCCGCTGCGAGGCAATCTCCGATGTACCCCAGCCGGGTCTTGTCCATGAGAACACGGGCGCCCTTGGCCCAGCTGAGCGCTTCAGCCACCGTGGAACCCTTGAAGCCGGCGTGCTCCATGTCATCAGCCACAGCCTTCCTGTACGCCTGGTTCTGCTTACTTGTGATGGCGTGCTCCTGTATCTCTTGCGAGAGCTTGAGCTTCAGCTCTTCTATCCGCCGTTCTAGGTCTTGTATGTGGCTCCATCTCCCTGTCGTCTTGTTTAGCGGTTCCAGCTCAGCGATTCGGTCGTCGCGCTCCTTCAGCGCTTTCGCGTGAAGCGTGCACGTGGTCTCGTGACTCTTCTTCTCGTCTGCTAGCTGTACCATCAGGCTCTGCACGGTGTTCTCCGTACTCGATTCAACGGCGGATAATGTTCTTCGTACCCGGTTAACCATGTGCCCATCTGCTGTACAGTACGTGATGTTGTATGACACCACGTTCGAGTCTGAGCACAGGTACTGCATGATGTGACTGGTGTTTGCCACCTCGAACCTTGGAGGGCCGCTTGGCTGTTCTACCAGTTGGTACATCACCATATTTTCGGTCTTGCCGTTAATCATCATCTGCTCCTTTGCCGCGCCTTTCGCGCTCCTTGAACCAGCACTCGTTGCAAGACTCACTCTCTGTACTGCCACAGCACCATGGAGTCTTTCGGTCACCTACGTGGTGCCTGGACCGGCACCTGAACGTCTTCTGGCAGGGAACTTCGCACTGGCACAGCTGGTGGCGCTCTTCGCTTGTAACTGGGATGCCGTAGGTGTCAACGGTCTCGCCAATGATGATGTCCCTGGTGGTCGGCCTGTTCATCACATGCCTCGTTCTGCCCACCCGCACAGGCCCAGGGACACGATCAGCGCCAGCAATGTGCCACCATGCGGGTTGTAGAAGATGCCGATGACAGCGCCCGCCATGAGCGTGTACGAGAACAGCTTGAACATCGTCGAGTAGCTCATCCCTCGACCAAGCTCTTGAAGTACGCCACCCGCCTCTTGTGGTCTGTTGCCGTCAGAGCCTGCTGAAGGATGCTTCTGGCGGCCAGGCGCTCACTCTTCTTTTTGCTGTTCAGCATTCTTATGACAGCGCTCACCACCGAGGTGGTGGTTTCGGCTAGGTAGATGAACTCGGCGAGCTTCTCGGCCTTGTCATCCTTCACGTTGTTGCTCTCGAGCACATCACGTTGTTTCTTGCTGCCCATGCCAGCTTCCTTTCTCTGCTCATGCCCTTCAACTGGTACTCCAAACGCAGCGCATCACCGCGCAGGCCACAGGAGTACATAGCGATAAGGCGCCAAGGCCCACGACCGCGGGTCCTCTTGGCGCCCTTCTTGCCAGAGTTGTGTTGCCTCAGCCGCTCCTCTGGGTTCCTGGAGATACCCGTGTACAAGGAGTGGTCTGACTCTGACTGGATCACGTACACGTACCACGATTCAACGGGTGCGTCGGCCATGCTCTCCTGAGAAGCAGCTTCTAGTAGCTTCTCTTCGGTGCTTTTATGCCGCGCGTTTCGTGGTTTAACGTGAGTCCGTAGCGTCTAGCCAGCCTGCTGAACGTATCAGTGTAGTGGTGGTTGAACGGCGTGGTCTCCCACAGTTCCAGCACGCGAGCGGCAATCACCTCGTCTGGCTCTTCGATGGCTTCGATGGTGATGCGGATACGCTTTATTCTGACGAAGTTGACGAGGCTGGGCGCGCCGCCCAAGTGCCTGTCCACGTCTTGAGCCATGGATCTAACCGCCCCGTATCCCTCCAGAACGATCCGTGTCTCCTCTGGTTTCGGCGCAGAGACTGCTGGCTTACTCTTCTTCTTTGCTGCGCTCATTGTACCTATACCCGAGACCATGCAAGAAGTGTTGGCCTACCCCGCTACCCAGCCATTGGATAACGGTGGCCGCGATTATTCGCTCTTCTCGGGTGGGCTCTCGCAGGTGAGCGAAGTTTCTGTACTCGTCCCAGGCGACCATCATGTGAGCTAGCGTGGGCCCCTCAACCCCAGGAGTACCTATGGGTTGATTGATTGCGTCCCATGCCTCCGCGAACCTTTTCTCCTCCGGATTAGACTCGAAGCGGTTGGCACTCAACCCGATGTTGAGCATCTTCTTTGGCTCAGGAAAGGTATAGCCGAGGCTCTTTAGGTACTCTCTTCCGTCGAGCGTCAGCTTCCACTTGTCGGGATATCGGACGGTGGCCACGATTAGCCCCAGGTCACGAAGAGCAGCTCCTGGCTTGTACGTCTCAACAATGTGCGTGGACCTGCGGTTCTCTAGAGTTGCCTTCGCCACCTCAAGGAGCAGGGCCTTCTGTACCTTGGTCAGCTTGAAGTTGTATTCCATTTCACTCCTCTTCCCTGAATCGCTTGATCCAGCAGTCGTGACACATACCGTTTGGGTACACGACGATAGAACCGCACTCGCACGTCACTCGCTTGGGTGCTGGTGGTCCTTTTGTGGCTCTTGGCCCTGTGTGTCGGAACGGAATGGACAGCATGTCCCTCACAAAGTTCTCAGCCACCCCTTCCATCATTCCTATAGCGGTGTCGTAAACCTGTACCAGGCTTGCGTCGTCCACTACTCTCATTGTGTGGTTCCACTGCACGGCCCCTCCATTGACGTTCAAGTGAAGATCGGGGGCGATGCTGGGTGATGGAAAGATGGTGAACACGAACGGGAACTTGGTAGCTAGGAACCCGTAGCCATCTGAGGTCTCGTACCGTCTAGCTTCTACGCCGCAGATGGACACGCTAGTTGGTTGGTTTTCCTTCGTGAGCATCGCTGCCTCCTTGCTCCTCCTCGAGCACCCTTTCCGTCGCACATAACCTCAAGAAGTCGCGCATGTTGCGCCACACTTCTTCAGCTTCCTCCCCTCGCTTGACGAGCTTCCCGCGCACGTAAAAGCCCACCCTCGAGATCTTCAGGTACTCCTCTTCGCCGAACTTGAACTGGATGGACTCCTGATTGCGTAAGGACTTCAGCCATTGGGTAAGCTTCTTCTCTGTGCACAGCGGGCAGCCGTCATCGAGAGCGCCATCACAGGCGCAGTTCGTTCCATACTCCAGGAACAGCTGTTCCCACTCGTTGAAGTCCATGGGTATGCCCATGTGCTCGCGAGGCGGGTACACCCATAGCACCCAACGGATCATCGTGGGATACGTCGGGTACAAGTGGCCAGCCAGCGTTTGGAAGTGCACCAGCATCTTCTCGGGCTGAACTTCTAGGCATTGCACCGGTGGATAGCCCTCGTTGAGAAGACTCAGCACCTCGTCGATCTGATGCCCGCAGCGCTCGATGAATCTGCTGTAGAAGTCCGATGGGAACTCCGGTGAGATCTTCACCATTATCCCCTTGTACGTGCAGGTGATGTTCATTCCTGTCATGGGTTCTCCATTCTTCTACATCACTACTATTAGCGTTTCACGGTCGATGCACCACGACGTCTGGTCTGGCGCGTACCAGTTGCGCATCATGGTGCACCACGCCTCTAGGTTTTGAAGCGTGTCGAACTGGAAGAGCAGAAAGCTTCGGTCCGGGTCATCCTTGCGAATCTGCCTGCCGCCGTACTTCTCTACCTCGTACATGCCAAGCTTCTTACGGTCGTTCATGGCCCGTACATCCTCCGGGCTCCTCGGGTTGACCTCCTCGAAGCTCATGTGCACAAACCCCACCTGGTTTCCGTTGGCATCCCGCAGCTTGTCGTCCTCTTCAGGGGCCTCGCAGAGGCAGCCCTCTGCTCGTGCAAGTTGATGCGCGACCTTGTACCCAATCCCCTGAAAGATGCGCTCTAGCTCTCGCGTATAGTCGGCTAGTGTCTCCCCAAACGCAGCGTTCGACATGTCGACTTCTACTGTGATCTTCATCGGATGAACTCCTCGTTCTTGATCTTGTCCGCTAGGTCGCGCACGTGGTAGTTCACGGAACGGAAGGAAACTCGGTCGTCAGGACCGGTAGGTTCCTTTGCTCCCGCTACAATGCGCTGAAGGGCCGCGTCTACTAGTTCTTCCAGCCGCGCCTCAGAGATGAGTATCACTTTCATTGGTCTACTACCTCCACCTCGTCACAGCGCCACCAGTAGCGTGGCGGGTAAGCGAGCATGACGTAGTCAATGTAAGGTTTGCGGATTGGGCAGTTGATGATGGGCTGCGGCGTGAAGGGCTTGTGTTCTTCGCAATGCCGTAGGCACCACTCCCGCCACACCTCGGGCTTCACGCGCACGACGACCCCAACCCTAAGAACGCCATTCATATAACCACCACCGTTGCGTGCGTAGCCTCTGCCCAGTTTCCGCCTTCACCCCAGTAGATGTCGTTGGCGAGATAATCGAGGGCGGTTGCTAGAGAGAACTGATAGTTCTCCTTGTCGCAGTGGAAGATGACCTCGATGCAGCTGACGGAGTCATCCTCTTCGTAGTTCATACTGTACCTATCCGGTTAGCTCCCGTCCGCAGGGAGGTCGGGCGCGGACTCGAGCCGACGGATCGTCTCGAGCGCGTCCTCTTCGTTGTCGATGGTCTTCAGCATCGTGGACGTGCGCACCTCCAGGGCGATCCAAAACAGGTACGAGGTTTTCTGCGGCAGAAGCTCCAACAATCGATCGAGTGTTTCGCGCCGGATGCGGCCGCCCATCGCTACCGCGTTCTGAATGTTCTCCGGCGACTTCCGGTCGATGCTACTCATTCCTTCTTCACGCATCTCAGTCTCCTATGGGAGCTAACCGGATAGGCATGGTTCATACGCATCCTTCATTAGCTATGTTGAGCCCCCTCTTTTGGATTCAAAACAGCATGTTGATTGCTAGCCAGTGCTATGCGTTTTTGAATCCAAAGTCCCCTACGCTGACGCCCTTCTGTAGCACGTAGCCCTTGGCGTACTTCTTCCTTAGAAGTCCACGACTTACGAAGCACTCCAGGCGATAGCGAACTCGGTGGTAAACGCGACGACGCGTTACGGCATCTGGGTAAGGTTCCCAGGCTTCGAACACGGCGCCGAGTATGTCTGCCACGCTCACCAGCCATGTTGGATCAAACTCCAGCATGGCTAGGCACGTGTCTAGTACGTTATCCACCAGCTCACTTGTTAGGTCCTGACGCACCGATACTGGCGCCGACTCAAGCAAGTTGTACTGGTCTATGAGACGGACCGCCGCCATGGCGGCAGCCCGTGCCTCATGCTCGTTGTACGATTCGCTAAGTGCCAGCCGTATCAGGCTCTTGGCCTTCTCCAGCTCCGACATCGACTTGTCCTGTCTCCGCGTTCTTCTTCCAATCCCGTTGGCTGACGCGCTTCCACGTCTCACCCACCGCCGACTCGACGGGGTAGTAGTAGGCGAGCAGCTCAACTATGTTGATCAGCGTGTACGTGATGCTGGTAGCATGGTCCTCCCCCGTGCGTATGCCCTGTTCGGACTTCAGCCAGTGGTGCGCTAGTTTACCCATCAGCGATGCAACGCTGCTGGAAGGAATACCGGCATCCAGGATATGCAGGCTTATGCCTCGCGCTCTTCTTCTAAAGGCGCAGCCTGCGATGTGCGCTAGGTCACGGTTGGTCTTCCCGCAGAAGTCGGCCATGTAGATCATGACGTCCCCAACGGCGTCGATGGCCTCCGTGGTGTTTCGTTCGTGGTGCTCGGCCTTGATCAACTCCCCGAGCTCCTCGATGATCCCCAGGATGGGCCTGTGCGCTGGGTTGTCCCCAAAGTTGCGCACCGACCACTCACGGACTTCTTCCTGTAGCTTGTCCCAGCGAAGCTCCTCGTGGCTCATGTCTTTCGCTCCCCTGTTACAGTAAAGCCTATCAGGGTGCAGTTGTCGTCGTATTCACCAGCGATGTGACCGTACCCATCGGGGCGGATGCCCACAGCGCCGTTGAGCATTCCCAAGAACCCAACGGTGTCGCTGGAGGACACCTGTATGGTCGGATGGCTCGCCACAGCGTCCGTCACGTCAAAGCGAATGCTGAGCATCCTCTGAAGTAGCTCGTGCGCCGCCTTGTTCTCGAGAAGCCCGTTGAGCCTCTTGACGAGCTCCTTCGCCAGCTTCTTGTCATCCATTTTTCGACATCCTCCGCATGAAAGCCTCGAGTACTTCCTTGACGATGTTTTCCTGCAGGTAGCTCTGCACCTGATCTGTGTGCATCTTGAGCTCATCCTTCACGATGCTCGACGTGACGCTCTGGAGGTGACGCTCGACCATCTCCCAGATGCGAGGGCGCTCTCCCCAGCTGAAGCTAGTGCCTCGCATCCACACGGTCAGGTACTCCTTCAGCGTGAGGTCGTACACGGGTTCCTTGCGTTCCAACTCCGCAGCAGCGAGCTCCACCCTTGCCCCGGACGGTACGGGAAGCACCTTGCCCGTTCTGGGCGGCGCCTCCGCAGGCGACTTGAACCTCATCTCGTCCAAGATCTCGTGCAGCGTTACATTGACGATGTAACGAAGCTCGTTCTTGGCCATGTCCAGCACAATCTTCTCGATGGCCTTGACGAGAGCTGCTCTCGCTTGGCTTGTGATGTAGTGCTCCAGCCCGCCCTTCAGCTGCCTCACCGCCTCTGTTATGTCTACTAGTACCTTGTTGTCCTCCACGGACACAACTTCCTTCTTGTCGTCGTCCATCACTATTCCTTCTTCGTTCCCTTGTGTGGGCTCTCCCACGCCCACACAAATAGTCCGCTTAGCGTCGTGGTTTGTACTACTTGAAACCCCACCAGGCGCCATTCAGACGATGTGGATGGTGGGATTGGGTCTGGAAAGTTCTCCACCCCGATCTCCCCTTTGGGGCTGTAGCTGAGCTTGTACGGGGCTGATGTTGTCGCTCTCATCATTGGTGCAACTGTTTTCCGGGTGTGCCGGTGTGACGTGCGCCATGTATGAAGCCTGGACCGGTGCGTTTGGAGCGCGTTCACCGGGAGTGCAGCGCGTGCCTCGACCTGCGTCCCGGAGTCAGCCGGGCCTGGTTGGTGCGGCGAGGAGAGGCGATGGGAGCGCGTTCGCTCATCCCAAGAGCGTCCCGGAGTCAGCCGGGCCTGGTAGGTGTGGTGCGAATGTCTGCCTCAGCGAGCGGGTAGTCCAGGAGTCAGCCTGGCCTGGTGCATCTTGTAAGGACATCGCCAAGGGCGAGGTCGACCTGTCCCGGAGTTAGCCGAGCCTAGTGTGCGCGGTGAGGGTGCTCAAGGTCGGTCCTCGCCTGGTCCGCTTCTCGTCCCGGAGACAGCCGGGTCTGGTTGGTGCGGCGAGGGTCGTCATTCGGCGGCCAATAGTTTCGATAGTCTGTGGAGCACATTGCGAGCGGCGTTCAGATCTGACATCTCTGAGTGGCCGCAAGCTGGGCATAGACCCACGCGCCCTAGCAGGTCAGACCAAGATCTATTGCACAGATGCCCGCACTTGGAACATATGCGAGAGGTGTTCGTTGGATCGACGTCGATGACCCTCTCGCACCCGTAGCGCTGGACCAACATTGATCGAACAGTGCGCATGAACGACAAGTGGGGCGTCTCGAGGAACCCGATGTTGGCCGGTAGGTTCTCGACTGCAATGAACTCGTAGCGATCTGTGAATGGAAACAGTTGCTCTCGTACCACCTGCCGCACGTTGCGCGCCGACCGACATTGAAGGATCGTCGTTGGAAGTTTTGCCGCTTGTCGTTCAGCAATGAGCTCGACGTACCCGCCTGGTGTTCGCAGGTGCCCACGGCGTGAACCAAGACGTGGATTCGTAGCCACAATCTGCTGTCCATCGTCGCCTACCGCCGCGAATAAATAGACGAGTCCGACGTCGATGCCGCACGCACCAACGCCCTTCGGCGCCACAGTCGGCACGACGTGCTGGCGTATTGCCGCGTACCACCCGTCGGCTTCACGTCGTAGGGCCACCCCCTCCACCCAGTACTCTTGAGCCTCCAGTGGCTGCTCTGAAGAAATGGTGGCGTTGATCCAGCCGATGCCAGGTAGGCTCACCTGACAGTTGATTCTCCCGCTCATCTGCGGTCCTTTAGGATGATGCCCAATCACTCGGCGACCGCCATCTGCGACCTGACGAAAGTGTGTGCCAGACCCCACCCGCAGCGGCATGTCCTCGTCGCGCTTGCGCCTCCTGGGCGGTCGCTGGCCCCGAGCGGTTGCCCGCATGGCCGCCTCGTAATCTTTGAAGAGCGCCTGCTGCGGGTGTGCAAGCGGGGGCTGATCATCGTCGAACAAGTGCGGGTAGAGCTGGTAGTCGTGATCAACGCCGAACTGAGCGATGTAGTCACGCACGTTTCGATACGCGAGCCCGGGATCCTTTTTGTGCAGTTCCAGCACAGATCGAACACGCGCTCGCCACTCGCTCATCACCGTCTTGTAGGTGGCCCATGCCTGCTCTCCAGCGTCGTTCTCAGGTCTCGCAGGTCGAGTTCCTGCTCCATTGCGAGAGGCCCAGGCTTCGCGAGCCGCTCTAGTGTCTGAAGACCTCGCAACTAACCAGTTCCACAGCCGACGAAGTCTTCTCTGCAAGTCGAGCAACGCTAGCGCTTGTTCGGGCGTTGGGTAGCACTTCACGCGCAGCCCACGAATCTCTCTTCCGTCGTGATGCTTGATATGTCTTGGCATACTGCCTCCTTAATCCGCACCCCTTCCACATTGAGGGCAGGCTCCCGCCCCTGTGAAGAACGCACCGTGCGGGCAACGCCCGTCGTCTGGCTCCAGCTCCTCTTGGGAAGCGGCGTACACCGGCTCGAACTCGACGACTCCCACGCGCCATCGGGTTAGTACGTCGTTCGAGTCGCGTACGAAGATGGGCTGCCCTTCCTTCTTCAGGTCGTTCAGGGGAAGCCCCTTCTCATTCGTGTAGATCCCGTCAATGCCGCCGTCGACGTCCTGCTCAGCGTACGCAATCGCCGCAGACTTGGCGTCGTCCTCGAATATATACTCCGCTTCTTCCTCTGTGCAGTTGACGGCGTCCCATACAGAAAAGTCGCTCATCGGTACAGCTCCATCAAAGCATCCGCAAGGCTTATAGCGGCTAGGAGGGCACACAGTACAGCCAGCACTGTGTTCTTGACGCGGAGTAGATGAAGCTGAGCCTCCATGCCCTCCACCTTTCCCCGCAAGTACGCGACGTACTCTTCCGACGTCTCAAATGACATGCGCACGTGTCCTTTCCAGGTCGTTGACTTCAACGGCTGCCCCATCCAAGTCATCTCCCAGTAGGGAGTCGATGGTTTCGTAGTCGGCTCTTCGGTCTTCCGCATCCTCCCGCGGTCCATTGGCCTCGCAGCAGTTGCAGCGGAGGACGATGGCGAGGTTCCCCCCGAACTCCCACCCCAGCGCCTTGAACTCCCTACGCCAGAAGTCGGTGAGCTGGCCTGTCCATGGCTCTCCTTTGTACTGAGGCTCGGGTTTGGGACAGGCTCGAAGAGCCGCCTCTCGTGACAGCCCTCCGTACTTGCACATCTCTTCGTCCCACTTCTCCATGTCGATCTTGTCGTAGATCATCTCCGTGCCGGCGGCGGTCTCGTGCACCTCGTCGTTCCGTAGATGGGACAGGTCCCATGGCTCTCCACAGTTCGCGCAATAGACGTCCATTACTCGTGCCTCCCGTCCCAGCAGCATCCTTGGCCCTCATCGCACTCACACGGTGGTTTTGCACCGGACTCTGGGGAGTATGAGGACAAGTCTCCATACCCGTAGGTGTTACTGGTCTCCACCTCCCCATACTTCACAGCGTCTATGATGATTCCCTCATCGTTGATGGTGACGTGGTACTCAAGGTCCAGCCACGGAACGATCACCTTCGTGGTCTTGTTCTCGAAGTCTACCTCGACGTTCATGTGCTCTCCTTCAGTGGCTTCCCGTCTTGTCTGGGGTCTCGAAGAGCAACTTCCCTCGCCATCCTAATCGGCAGCTCTCGACCGATGCACCTGGCGTTGCCAGCGTAGAAGACTCGGATCACGTCGTAGCGCTTGCTCATCCCAGCCCCGACTGTTGGAATGATGAGGACGAACGACTTGTTGAGATCTTGGTTGAGGTGGAAGGAGAACACCTCCTTCACCCGGTTGACGAAGGGCAGTGGTAGGAATGCCACGTTATCCCTTTTACGCGCCGCTAGAAGGCATCTTCTTGAGATCAGAAAACTCTATATTCAAGTGCCGCACGAGCATGGTAACCAACTCGATGCAGAGCGCGTACAAGGTATCCTTATCCATCTGAGGCTTCGCCTCGTACTTTGGCGTAGCGGGCTTCGTCGACTCGCTCTGAAGCACCTGTTCCTTGCGCCCCAGCCCAGTGCCCTTGGGGTGCTCAGCTCGAAGAGCGGGGTTGTTGTCCATGATGGCCTCCAGGGCCTTCAGAGTCATGGCTCTGCCAAGCGGGCTGATTTTCGCCCGCACGAAGTTGCGAATGGCTTCTTGCGCAGACGCCCGGCTCTTGTATCCCCCCTCATCTGGTAGCTTTGTAAGCTTGTACTTCAACACAGGCAGCTGCAGACTCACCCCTCGGTACCGCGCGCGCTTCTTGTCGAACGGAAGGTTGAGCTGCTGTGCCTTGGCCGCTGCCGCTCGATCCTTCTTCTCCTTGCCCTTGAGCATCCTCATGACGCGCCGCTGCAGCTGGCTCTCTGCTGCCTTGGCCGTGGCGGCTTCCGACCGCAGCACCGTCAGCTTCTTCATTGGGAGGCCCAGTGCTGGGTCAATGTGCATCTGCCACCTGTTTTTGCCACACGGGGATACTTTGCCTGCGAAGTGGTTCATACGTTCTCCTTGAGGGTGACTTATCCCTCAAGCTTGTTATGCCTGGACAGTGCTGGAAGATGCAGGGCTAGGAAGAGATTGCCTAAGCAACCTCCGCCGTTAGGCCGCTCCTCTACTTGTCGCTTCCACCTTCGAAGAGCCAGTTTGCGAATAGCTCTATGAAGGAGGGCAGCCGCTTCACGTCGTCCAGCTGCTTCTTGTAGAGAGCACAGAAGTCGAGGGCTTCCTTCGCCCCTTCTTCCAGCAGCCGCTTGGCTTCTTCACGAGCGCCGTCAAGCAGCGTGCAGGTAGGGCCAAGGTTGTGGGGGTCCCTGAAGGAACGGCATCCCGGGCACAGGCGCTGCCGACTACCCATTCTTTTTCCCTTTAAGCTCATCGGGCGTGACCTCGTATATCTTCAGCACCACCTCCGCCAAACCCCTGTCTCTGCAGTCCGCCACCACCTCGAATAGGCGCTCTTCTGTACGCCACGAGAATAGAAGTGTCGGCCTGCACACCAAGAACCGACCCTCATGCTCACGAACGAAGCCCTCGTCGCTCTCGTGATCAAACTTCAGGAAGTGGGAACCGACTACTGCAAGCGTCTCTTTTAGACGAAGCTTGGCGTTCTCTTCCTCCAGCTCCCTGACGCGCTTGAACGCATCGGCCGCATTCTGGATGTTTGGGGAGCTGCTAGATGGGACGCGCGCTGCGTACTTGGCGAGTACCTCTCCCGAGACTCCCTCGATAATGCAAGAGGGGCAATAGCTGTTCCCAGCGTCGTCTGGTCTTGTTAGATCTACTTCCCCGTGCTTGGCGCACTCAGCCCTCGAAGTGCGGCGTTCTTGGAGAAGATGAGCCACGGCTTTCGCCAGCGCTTGGTGAGACCTACCGCCGCTTTTCTCAAACCAGCCAAGTGCGCAGGATGGGCAGTAGGAGTCCCCGTTCGCATTTGGCTCGGTGAGCTCGACGTCGTGTTCTACACACCTGGCTTTCATAGCTTTCCTTCCTGCATTAGCCGTTGGCACTCCTTGAGCTCCTCCTCGTTAAGGATTAGGTACTCGTCGTCTATACGCAGGGCGTTCGGGAAGATCTCCCGCATCCTTCGGTCGTACTCTTCAGACCAGCGCGCCGCGTGCTCTAGCTGCCGTCGAAGGTTCTCATGTGCCTGCGCGCCCGTTGGTCCCTTGTCGGTCATGGCTTCGTCTTGACCTTCTTCCTGTTCGACCCAGGATGGTGCTTCTTCTTCACGTAGTCCCCACTGAGGCGCACGTACTCGTCGTGCCTGGACCACCCAGCTATGAAGGCGATGACCCCTTCAGCGCTGACGAAGTGCCCTATGGGCGCATCCTTCGCGTACCCTGGGTGCTCATTGTTGTCGGCGGCGATTACGATGACACCGTCGATATTATTCTTGATGAAGAACCCGTGGCTCTTCAACAGGCGCTGCATATTCTCCACAGTGCGGATGGATTCGGCGTTGGTCATTTGAACTCCTTTTTGTTCGGCCCGTTGCTCCTGTTCTCCTTCGAGCTGTCGAAGCGGTTGGTATCGGCGCCGATGGTATTGATTAAGCCCTTTGCCACCAGGGCTCTTACCTTGTCCGCCGCCGCTTTGCTCTGCACCTCCATCTCCGCCTCCATTATGGTCCGGAATGGGAACTCGTCGGGCTTGCTGTCGTTGCGCAGGTCATCGAGGCTCTTGAAGCCGGTGCACCACAGCACGCCCTGAATGAAGCCAAGCCAGCGCATGGCCTTCTCCACTTTACTGGGGTCGGGTCCGTGGTTCTGGCCGCATCCGCAGACGTTGCTCTGCAAGAAGGACTGCGCCTCCCGGCACATCCAGTTGATGTGCCGCATGACCGGCACGCGGATAGCAATGGCGCTTGCCGCCCAAAAATCCGGTTTGCTGTACCACTCTTCCGGCAGCCTCTTAACCATATCAGCTCCCAAGTGCTGGTAGCTCTTCAGAACTGTACTCATCTTTTCAGGCGTCATCTTGCTCCTCTCCGCTGTTGTTATGCCTTACTCGCGTCTGCCCTATACTTATCGAGCCACGGCTTTTTGATGTAGGAGGCGGTGTCATCCTTCACCAGCGCCCCAGAAGAGTGACCGTTGGCAATCTCGTTGGTGCTGAGCTCGCTTATAGGCACCGCCTCCTCCACAATCGTTCTAGACGGGAGCAAGTGGTCGTGCGTGTCGTACGGCTTTAGCATCGCCTCCTCCATGCTGTCGGCTTCAACGACGAGGTTGTACCACTGCTTCCATGCGGTGTTCAGACGTCCTCTTGGGCACCCGTAAAAAGTGACGATGTACTTCATGCTTACTTCCTATGTACCGGGAGTGGGTAGTTCAGCGCGATTACGTCAACGCCGGCTTTACGGGCACGGTCGATCATGTCCGCCGTGCCTCTACCGCCAGGCATCGCCAGCACTTTGATGTCCCATGTGCTTCGTAGCTTCAGGAGAGAATCGAGCATCTCCTGATTCCTGATCGGACCAGCGCCGCGCCCGTATTCATCCCACTTGGCTGGAAACACGAGGACGCACGTCTTCAGGTCATTCAGGGCTATGTCGTTTGCGAGAGAGTCGGCGCCACGCGCCCCGCCGTGCATCACACAGTCGGGGCGCAGGCGAGCCATCCAGGTGAACAGAAGGTCTCGGTCGCTGAAGTCCCGTCCTCCGCACACCAAAATAGCGAGCATCGGCTACTTGGGGTCTACTCGCCGCCAGGTCTGGTCGAACGTGTACCGGTTGAACACGTCACTGATGGCCTTCTCCAACCACTTGGAGTCGGCGTCATCTGAACCTGACACGTACTTGATCTCTGATGCTCGGCGGAGGCATCCATCGCAGAGCTCCAGGATGATCTTCTCCAGCTCGTTCCGTTGCTCCAGAGCCTCCTTCAGGTACTCCACAGCCTTGGCGGTGCTCTTGAACTGGTTGCACTTGGTGCACCGGATGATGCCAGGGTCCACTCTAGGGTCGCTGACGAACAAGATCCCAAGTCCGCCGCAGGTTTCGCACTTCGCCATCACCACTCCTTTAGGCGTTGCATCAGGTGCTCCGCCTCGCGGGGCATGCCGATGATCAGGCATGCGCAGCTCAGCACTTGCATCCGCTCCTTGTTGCTGGGAAGTGTGTTGAGAAGCTCTGTGAGCTCCACAAGCACGTCGACTACTTGAGCCTGCTCTGCGACGGGCTCTGGAACGACATCGTTCTCGTCAGTCATCTCACCCTTTCGAATCTTGAAAGGAACTCCAGTATCGGCCGTGTGAATCGGCACGGCCATAGTCCGTCGCTGGCGGCGTTGTAGATGACAACTGCTGTGAGCGTCTTCTCCTCTAGTGCGACACCGCTGACCACGTACTCTCTTAGGCTCTTCTTGTGCCTCCACAGCACTGAGCCGGCTGTATTAAGTCCGAGAAGGTGGCGCGCCCCTTCTATGCGTTCCTTGAGCGCCACCGCATGAAGAACCATGGCGGCGGGAGGGGCCTCTGCCGCATCCTTTATGGCGTCGTCAGTCATCTCGGTCTTCATCCTCGAGGTCGACGCTGGTGGCGGAGTTCGCTTCCAGGCTTTGCTGTTGCTCATGGCGCCTGATGGCCGCCTCGTTGATGTCGCACTCGACGCATACCCCGCAGACGCCGTTCTCATCCAGCTCGTCCATCTCCAGGCATACGATGCAGGTACCTTCAGTGGGTGGTTTCACCATCGGCTGCCGGTTCCAGGGGATGAACTCGCGTATGAACGCCGCTGTTGGCCACTTCCCAGTGAAGTGGAACCCACGGTCGTCGATGTACAAAACAGCTTGCGGCTTGTCGCTGGTGACGAGGATGCCTTCGGGGAACTTGTGCTTGATGAGCCACGCTTCGATGGCGGCTTTACCAGCAGGGTCATTGGCCCTGGCTGAGAAGATGACGACGTTGAAGCCGGCGTTCATATACCCGCGGATGGCTTCCAGCGCCCCTTCTGTAGGACCGTCACTGATCTCATCCGTTCGGGTCCACGCGCTGGTGTAGGCGTGGATCACCCCGTCGAAATCGACCGCTACGGTCTTCGGTGTGCCCACCCATTGTCGTGGGCGCGCGTTGTACGACTTCTTTCTAGCTGTCATGTGGCTCTTCCCTCGTGGAGATCCCAGTTCCGTTGCACAGCTCACACTTGCCATGGTCGACGTACTTGATGCCGTGGGGGTTGCTGTCACCTGTTCCGAAGCACTTGGGGCATTCTTCGTACGCGTACTGGTTGAACGGTATTGGTAGACCCGCTGCAGCGGCCAGGATTGCCCCCATCACGCACTCTGGGTCCGCAGCCCACTCCTTTGAGTCCCAATGCCCACGCTCTTTACCAGCGGGGTCGACCACGGTGACGTTCGCCCCGTAGTTATGGACGTCTCCGTGGGTGATTATGCTGAACCCGTTCTTCAGCTCCAGACGAAGCATCATGTAGAAGGCACCGCCTTCTTGATGCACTCAGGATGCCGCCGGTATCCGTTCCCCTTGTACTTGTTGTCCCAGGTTAGCGGGGCGTCAAATGCTGTGCAAGTCGTCAACCACTTCTCGTATGGAACTCCGTCAACGAACACTCGAGCGCGTTGGTTGAGCATGTGGGGGCAGTCGTTGCTGCAGTGGTATAGGCCCTGCGTGATCACCTCTTTCGTTGTGATGATCACCAGCTCTGTGCGCTTCCTCACGGCGCCACCAGCCCATCAAAGTACTTGTTCTTTGGCTTGGCTGTCTCCTCAGATAGGAGGTCTTCGTGCTCCCACCGTTCGGGCCATTGTTCTTCGGACACACCGCGCATTAGCACTGGATATACCTCTTGCGCCGTTCCTATGGCGTGTGGGGCAACGCCAACTCGAGTTCGATACTCGTGCGCTCTCATGTACCTTCCTCCCTGAAGTACATCCCGACGGGGAACTGCGGAGCCCCATCATTCGTGTATGAGAAGAAGCGGACGTTGAGAAACTTGCCGTCGTAGGAGCCCTTCATGGCCCTGCACAGCATCTCGTACCGCTCTTGCTCTGTGCCCTTCGGTACGACGTCGAACTCCTTGCCGTTCTTCGTCACGCACCTGAAGATGGGGGCGTTGGCGAACTTGCCCTTTCCAGGCTGGCATCCGATGACCTTGAACTCGTCGTCCTGGAACGCCTTCAGCTTCAGCAGGTCACTTGAGCGATATCCGAAGCGGTAGATGCCCTCTGGGAGGCGGATGATGGCACCCTCGTACCCCATCTTCACGTACTCGTCGTGGCAGTGTCGAACGTTCATCTCATCTGGCGCTTTCACGGTCTGTACCATTTGTATGGACGGAGAAAGCCCCTGAAAGCGACTAATCTCGAACCAGTCGTTCAAGTAGTTCAAGCGCTCCTCCCAGTTTTGCGCTTGGTAGCCGCGCATCCTAACAATGTCGTAGACGCAGTACATGAGCTCTTTGCTAGCCCCTTGCGGGCGCTTCACCAGGCTGACGATGTCCTGTAGCTTCATCCCGTGGATGTATAGCTCCCCGTCCAGTACGTCGCCGCTGCGCAGGTGGCCGTCCAACGCCCCAGAGATGTGAAGCACGTTGTATGGGTCTTTTCCGCGGCTCATCAACTGCACGTCCCCGTTCTCGTCACGGTAAGCCATGCACCGCACCCCATCGAACTTCGGTTGCACGTAGACCGGGTACGTGATCTTGTCCTTTCTGTCGTTGAAGCTTTTGGCCAGCATCGGGGAGAAGTTCATCTCCTTCGTGGCCTCCACTGTCATGGAGTACTTCTTCTTCAGCTGCTTCTTCCACTTGGAGATAGCTTCGAGACGGGCTTGCTCTTGCGCCGTCGTTGCGTTGGCACGCCCGGTGTTCTTGGGAGCGCAGGCGAAACGGCCCTGTTGAAGGGCACCGTCAAGCTGCCCCCACTCCACGCAGACGTACGCCCCCTCAATCCAGCAGCGCCAGACGTTGGTGGCTCCAGTGGCTGTGCGGGCGTAAAGAACAGGGAGGGGCTTGGAGCCGTCCCACTCGTCGGGGTTGAAGTTGCTCATCCTGTTGTCTCCTCTTCATCTATCGGTTTACGGGCAAGGAGGTCTGCAAGTTCCTCTGCGCTGTTTACGTTAACCATCGTGATCTCCTCCACCCCGAGGTCCTCATATTCCTCCTCAGTGATGAGAAGATCGAGAATGTCCTCCTCGGCCGTGATGTAGGCGATGGCCTCGTGATTCCCCTCATCGAGGTCGTACAATCTTACGGTGCGTTTCATGGTGCCGAGGTTGTTATGCCTCACCACCCACTGAAGATGCAGGGCTAAAAGGAGGCCAGCGGGCACCTCCTCCTGAGTCACTGCTCAGGCGCTGTCACCAGTCGAAGATGGGGAAGCCAGGAAGCACCTCTCCCAGCTGCTCGAGCTTCAAGTGGGAGCAACCCATCTCACGAGCGTAGAGCGCTATGGCCTTGACGTTCTCTCCCATGGGAGACCCGTCCAGGATGTCGTCCACCTCATCCGTGTCGACGCGGAACAGAGCAAAGCACTCGCCATCGTCGGTCGTCACCGCCGGGTTGGCGAGCAGAGGGTCCAGCTCCTTCTTGGTCACGTTCATGTAGGAGACAACCAACGTGTGCTCCAGTTCGATCGGGGTGTTAATCGTCGCCTCCTCGAGGGAGTTCAGCAGCAGCTTGACGGTGGCGTTGGGCGCGAGCTTCACAAAGTCAGCTGCCTTTGGAACTCGGACGTTGACGACCACCGCCTTTGGGTCTGGTTCTTCTACCGTCTCCTCGGCGGGGTCGATCTGAAGCGTTAGCTCCACGTGGTCGGTGACGCCCTCCAGGTTGAGGTGCTGCTGTATCACCAGGTGCTGAGGGTCTTGCTCTGGATGGGTGCGGTTGTGATCCCGCATCGCGTTGATCGAATAGAAGCCAGAGGACCACAAGCACCCCTGAATGAAGCCGAGCCAGCGGTTGGCCTTGTTCCGCTCGTCTTCCGTGTTCTGCGCGAGGTCCTTCGTCTCCGCGCACATCCACGCGACGTGGCACAGGTAGTAGCCCGGTTCTTCCTCGAACAGGCACATCGCAGCGTCCAGCATCGTGCTGTTCAAGCGCTTGGGCGGCGCGTCAAGCGTGTCGAGGTACTTCCGCAGGATGACCCGCATTTCCTTCGGGGTCACGCCGCCTTCTTCCCGCCCTGGCTCCTGTGCTCGGCAAACCGGAATGCAGCCGCGTCCACCCCCGCCAGCAGGTTGAGCACCGTGCGGACGTTCTCCGCAAAGTACGCCAGCATGAGGGCATTGTTCCTTGACGGAAGCGTACGGCCTGACTCCCAGTTCTCGACGGTGCTCTTGTGGCAGTCCAGCAGCCACGCCGTCGACGCGCTGTTTAGGCCGTTGCTCTTCATGAAGCGGCTGAGCTCCAGCTGGAACTTCCGCTTCAGCATCTCGATGTTCATCTAGTTCAACCTCTTGTTCACGGGTGGTGGTTCCTTTTTGGCCGCGTCGCTCTTCTTGTCGCCCTCTTCCTCTGGGGCCCCACCCATCGGGATTGGGATGATCACGAAGGGGGTGTCACTGGACATGCGGTTGTAGACCTGCATGAACGCGGCCATGGCCACCATGGGGTTGATGCCGAAGGACAGCACCGTGTCGACCAGCAGCTCCACGATCGCGTTGAACGCCGTGTGGTGAATCAGCTCGACGTAGTCCTCCTTGGACACCCCTCTGTCCAGTGCTGCTTGACGGATGCTGCGTGCATGCGAGTTGACCACCTTATGCAGCTGCTTGGTGATCTTCTCACGGATGGTGCCGCACCTGCGCCGGCCAATCTTCTTGGCCAGCGTGCACAGAAAGCAGTCCTCATGTTCTTTCATCGTATCCTCCTGGTAGCCCTTCTCTACAGTTCCAACGTTGTTATACCGCTTTCCACTTGGGATTGCAGGGCTAGTCTAGGCGCCCCTGCGGGCGCCCACGTTGTAGTCCCTACTGGCGCCTTCCAGCTTTGCGTTCCGGTACTTCTGATTCTTCTCGTTTTGGAGGAGGAAGCTGCTTCAGGGACTCCACCTGGCTCCCCAGTTGCTTGGCAACTTGCTGTTGACCGATTGTATACTCGCGAAGCGCGCGCTCTCGGATCTTGGACGCATCGATGCTGCCCGTCTCAGCGACGTGCCTGGTGATCGCCGCTTGTGCCCTGGACGCCGTCTTGTGGATGCAGTTCCTGGCTCGGTCCTGCTCGTCCACGCTGGCCCGGATGCCTTGGCCGCGCGCATAGATGTATCCTCGGCCGTACTCCGCATCCAAGATGATCCTTGCGCGCTGCATGCGGCGCTTGAGGACCCGCACGTCTGCGGAGTCGTCGGACGGCATACGAGGAAGCTTGAACACCTTCTTGGTGGCTTCCGGGAATGAGATGAACCGGTACGGATGCTGCCTTGCTCGCTCATCCAGAAGTTGAGCGATCTTGTGAGACAGCGTTGCCTCTTCGTCAGCGACGGGAACGATGGCTTGCGCGTTGTTTGGCATGTACTTCCCTGTGGTGCGTCTCGATCGTTTCATATGCCTGCAGGACCTTCTCCAGCTCTTTTTGGAACTGATGGTCCCCTTCATTACGGTCCGGGTGCAGCTCCAGCACCCGCTTGTTCTTTCGGTGCTTCACCTCCGTGAGGTCAAACGGCTGGCTCCACTTCAGGTTGAGGCTCATGACCTTGCACGCCTCCGCGAACTTTCGGCGGCCTACCTTGACGTTTTCCTCTGCGCGCTTCTTGGTCTTCAGTGCCTCGATCTTCGCCCGAGCATCGTCCAGCGCAACCCCCATCATCCCGACTAGCTCGTCAGCAATGAGTACGGCGTCGATCGTGAGCGCCTCTGGACCCATCTGCACCTCCACGAAGTTCCGACACTCCCGCTCCAGACGCTTCTTCGTCAGCTTGGATAGTGTGCCGAGATTGCTCGACGTTGACGGTGGCGGCTCTGGAGTGGGCTCTTCCTCAACGGCCCCAGGCGGGGGCGGAGGATTGCGGAAGGAGTAGCCAGAGCCGTGCTTCGCCTTGGTCATGTTCCCCAGCACGTGGCCCACCGCCTCTTTCAGCTCTATTGAGTACTTGCGCGCGTACGCGTTAGCTACCGCTGCGATTCCGTTAGCGGTGTCGTACGTTACCTTTCCCTCTGCGAGCAGCGCCCACAGGGCATCCATCGCACTTCCAAACGTAAGCAGCCGGGCGCGCACAGCCGTTGTACCCGGCCGCATCCCCAGCCGGGTAATAGCCCAATCCCTGAACATCCCACGCTCGCCAGCTTTCATGCGAGCAAAGTTGATCTCCCACTCTAGTTCTGCCAGCTCCTTCGGCGAAGCCTCGTCGCGCATCTCGTTGTGAAGCTTTATCAACTCCTCTAGGCTACTTTTCGCCATCTTTTCTCTCGTCGATAGCGTCCACTGCCATCTCGGTGGTCACCTCTGTGATGTGCCTGATGAGAGCTTCAGCCTGTTCTGCCAGTACGCGCAGGGTGGCTTCTTGGTTTGCTTTTCTGAGCGACTTAACTAGCTCCCCCACGTTTCTGCTGAGTAGACCAGTACGCCTCTCATCTGCCTCTCCATGGGCTTTTATCGTGGTATGTAGCTCGTTCAGCCTAACAGCCGCTACCTGCCCGTGCTGAATAAGTACCTTGTCGTTGCCGGCTTGGTTGGCGAAACCTGCGCTGATGTGCCGCTCAGTCTCTACGATCCGATCGCTCAGCTTCCTGTCGAACTCCTCAAACCGTTGTCTGCTCTTCTTGTCAGCGAGGTCCATTCGAGCAAGGAACGTGTTGGTGAGGTCTGAGATCGCGTCCTTTACCTCTTTACGAGACTCCAGAAGCTTTTCCTGAATGGCCTCGTCTATAGCGGCTATGTCGCGCACGTACCCGACAAGCGCCCTCATGGTCTTATGGACCGCGCTGCCCTCCATCTCCTTTATCTCTTGAACTATCTCTCTCATCTCCTCTACGCTGTCGCCCTCTTCCTCCTTTTCCTCGGGCGCCCCTGACGGCTCGCTGCTTGACACAGCTGGGGGTCCTATAAAGCCAGCAGCTGCCATCGAGTTCTCTAGCGACTCGTCGCTATCGAACAGGATGCTACTGGGTAGGATGCCGCCCTTCTCTATGTTCTCCACGAGAGCCCAGAACTTACCGTCGACACGGGTCTCGTAGAGCTCTTCTTCGCCATCATCGGGCTTCACCGCCATCAGCACGTCGTACTTCAGCAAGCGGTTCAATACGTCTTGATGCCAACGCGCTGGAGCGGCCTCCTTGTTGATGGCGGTAATGAGCGCCGAGGAGTGATCATTGCTCTTTATGCCGTTCCTGCCCTTGGCGAAGAACTCGCTCTTGGTGAACAGGGCGGTGGAGTTCTTTGGCGCCTTCAGCAGCGCATCTGTGGTCGCGCCAACTGAGTGCAGAAAGAGCAGCGTTCGCGCCGCCATTTGGATGCTTTTCAACCGAAACCTCCTCCTTGCGTCAGCATTGTTATGCCCTGGTGGTAGTATTTATTGTTGGGGGCTGCCATGGAGCACAAGTTGATGCAACATCACCTAGACCTACCAAAGAACCCAGGGACCCCGGCCACTGAGATACTCAAGCACATGCCCCCCAAGCTGGGGGCTGAGCGGTCCGAGGCTATATTCCACTGGGCGATGATGGGGTGCATCCCCGACTTCTTGTGCCGGTGGATGGTGGTCAACCTCGCCGTGGATGACCACGAGCTAGAGATTTGCTGCCTGCCAGACTTCTTCTGCCTGGGCACCGACGCCGACTGGGTGTTCGTCCCCATGGGCGCGCTTACAGCGGAGCGGCTAGCTCAGCACTTCAACGCCCACCTTCCTACGCCCAAGCTGGTCGACTTCATCTACACGGCGTCTACCAGACAGGTGGCGCAACCGTGGGGGCCACCGTACGACAGTACGATGACGGACACGGCCCGGTGGGGGAAGCAGACGCAGAAGATACGCAGCGCCTCTGGCTTCGTTCCTGGCGCTCTGAACGAGGGCCACCTGAAGAACGTGTGCGTGTCGAAGCGGATGAACAACACCTGCGGGGAGTGGCTCAGCTTCTACGGATGGTTCAACGCCAAGGGGAAGCCCATTCAGGGCAACAACGTCAACGCCCACGGCGTGGAGTACGCTGACTACGCCCACGGCGTGAGGTTCATCCACAACGAGCTCGTCGTGGATGGGGAGGTGATGCTGTTCGACGACGTGTTGAAGCACCCGGTGCTGTATCCACTGCTGGACCCTGAAGGCCCGGTCGCCCTAGGAACGTACACCAGCTGTCGAGCGCATCACGGGGTTACTGCGGTGGCTTACTAGCCAACACGTTTCTCCTGCAAACCCCTTCGGGTTTGTGGCATAAGAACGGTGGCCATGGCCAAGTACAACGTGTTTCGGCCGGACTTGCACCGAGCGGGCCGCATCGTAGAGACGGATGCTTTAGCCGAAAACTACTTCCCCAAGCGCGGGTACTACCACCTGCATCCAGAGCACGAGATGCGCCGGCACTTGGACGACTGGATGGTGCCCGTGAGCGCCTACCCGAGGGGAAGCTGGGTGCCCGTCTGGCTGTACTTGCTGTGGGAGCTCTCGGGGTCGTCGGCCACATGGCGCCGCTTGGTGAAGGAGTTCAAGGGCGACGACAAGAAGATCGTGAGCCTGCTGATGTCTGAGCTGCTGAAGCGCAAGGGCTCAGCCACGGAAGAGCTGATGGTCGCAATAAAAGGTTGCCTTGCCAAGCATGGGCGGGGTACAACGTAGCCGTTGTTGTCCAGAAAGGAGCAGTCGAACGAGTCTCGTGCCGGGCGTGGCGAAACCCACAGCGAACGTGGGAAGGGGTGCGCAGCCCAAGCCATAGCTGAAAGAGTCCTGGACGGGTCCCCATTGTAGGCGCGCCGCTGCGCCGAACCGGACTCTATGCGGAAGGAGCCTGCGTCAGCAGGCGAGCGCCGCGCCAGGTAGCCCCTCGGGGCGTCTGACAGGGAAGCTCGGTTCGTTCGATTGTTCCTTTCTGGACAACAGCAACAAGGGGTAAACATGGAAGAGAGTAGAGAGGAGGGCGCAGCTGCGCCCTCTGGTGCATTCAGGAACCTGACGGGGACGCGAGAGTTCTGGTGTTTGATGCCGGACATCAACCCAGCGGAGGCCGACAAGAACAAGGCGTACGTGGTTCGGGCGGTGCTCCCCTCTGAGTATCGGCTGCTGGGGGTGATGCAGGTGACGCACCCGTTGAAGGGCGTGTTGGGGCCTGGGCTGGATGCGGTGCTGCAGAGTACGTTGGTCTACACCTTCCTGGTGAACCCAAAGAACATTCATCCGCAAGAGCGCTTGTACATCACCAGCGTGTTTCCGGACCGACCCTTCCCGTGGTCAATGCCCAACAGAGACTATGGCAACGATCAGCTGGACTGCGTCGTGCTGGGCACTAGCTCACACAGCGGTATCCCACTGCTGCACGCGGCGATTGCCCTCTTGTACCCAGGGGTCCTCACCGGCGATTACGACCGACTCGAGGAAGAGCTCAAGGCGTCCGGGTACATAATCGTCCCAGCCAAGAAGTACGACATGAGCAGCCAGCTCCTCAACTTCTATGCGGCGACGCAGGGACTCAGTGAGCCGCACACTGTGTCAGAACCGGCCACGCGTGAAGAGGTCATGGCGGGCGACAACTTGGTCATCAAGGACTTGATGCAGAGAGCGGAGAAGGGATAGGTGTAGGTGGCCGACTGGCCCAAGCTGTTTCTTGTTACGGATGAAAAGCCGAAGGCCCGCCTGAAGATACCGGAGAGGGGAGCGCTCTCCGCCGTGCCAGGTGGTCCTTGCCCCAAGTGTGGGCACCCCGAGTACTTAGTGCGCGGGGTAAACAAGCGCATCGCTTCAGACAACCAGGCGTACGAGTCCGACGCCCATTGCACCAAGTGCGATGCGCTGGTCGGAATACTGCGCTTGGAGATGGACACACTTTTTGGCCTTCACGAGGATGAGGCCGTACTTCATGGAAGGTGCAGGGTGTACTGATGGAAGAGCAGACAAAAGACACTGTGGGTGAGTATTACTCGTGCTCAGATGCTGATCGTCTTACGAACACTGACATCGACGATGCCGTAGAGGAGTACCTAGACTGCCTCGACGATTTGCCATCAACAGTTGAGGTGCATCGCTACGTGCGCAATGAGATCACGAACGCTGATAGGGAGGCGTGCGTGGAGGAGGCTCTGGAGAACATATACGAGTACCTAGACGAGAACTATGGGGACCCAGAGGAGGCCACCGAGCGTGCTGCCAGTGCCAAGGACCTGGCCAAGGCGTTCGTGGACGGCATCATCAAGACGTACGACGTGTGGACGTGCGAAGCGGTAAATCCGCCCATCGTTGTGAACGTGGCCAAGTGGATTCGTGAGAACAACCCGGAGTGGCTAGAGGACGCGAAGGTGCTCGAGCAGGTGGAGCAGATGGAAAGGGAAGAGGAAGATGATATCCGCGAGTAAGTTGATCAAGTGGCGCAAGGACAATGGGTACACCCAGATCCAGGTGGCGAGGATGTTGGGAGTAGGACGTGGCGCGGTGGCTCATTGGGAGCACGGCGTCAAGATTCAGGGGCGCGTGGAGAATGAGCTGAACCTCATCATGAAGCGCCCAGAGCTGTTCAAGGCGGCGAAGTTGCCGCTCGAGCGCGACCCAATGCCCTTTGCCACGCGCAAGCCGTCTGCGGACTTACCGGCGACGAGTGCCGCTAGCGGGGAGCGCCGTGTTCCTCAGCCCAAGAAGAAGGTGTTCCTCGTCGAGCCGTTTGCTGACCTCCCCAAGGCGCCGGCAGAGATGAGCGCGGCCAGTAAAGAGCTCCTGGCTCGTCGGGTTACCAAGCTCACCAGGGACATGCTGGTGGACATCTTGGACATCGTCGTCGCTGCGGTCCGGGGCTTCTGAACCATGCGGCTAGTAACTCCGTCGTTCTGGGAGCACCCGGACTCTGAGGAGAACGTGGTCAAGTTCCACCTATGGAAGCAGGCCATGGAGTTCGCGGAGCATATCTACGCGGACCTCATCGCCGCCGGCGACAAGCCACAGGAGGCGAGGTCGGTGCTGCCCAACTCGTTGAAGACGGAGATTGTGGTCTCTGCCAACTTCCGCGAGTGGAGGCACATCTTCAGGATGCGCACCTCCAAGCGAGCGCACCCTCAGATGTACGAGGTGATGCGTCCGTTGCTCAAAGAGCTACGAGGAATGGTTCCCGTGATCTTCGAGGACGTGGGCACCACGGAAGGGTACTAGGTTCTGCCATGGGCTACAGCATCGAGGTCATCATGCGCGTATACGACGACAGCAACGGGGGCTACTTTCAGATCAGCCAAGACCCGGATGGTCTAGATTTGGTCAAACTTGCAGCTTGCGACTCCGTGTACGGGGAGGTGTCCTCGTTCACCATGAAGCTGGAGTGCGCCCGCAAGTTCCATCAAGCGCTGGGTGAGTACGTCATTCGCGAGAGTGGCCGCCAAGTGGAGAAGGATGATGCAGACACATCCAGTGAACGGATCAGTGGAGATTACTAGGGTAGTAGTCCTGCAGGATTGGTTGGTGCGCCTTCGGTATCGAGGCGAGGAATCCTTCTACCTGCCGCCAGAGCTCAACTACTCGGTGCTGGCGGGGGCTGCCTACGGGCACCCCCGTTTCCCGGATGGGCACAAGGTGAAGACGAGCGCCATCGAACGGATAGACGGGCGGTTTGTCACCACCAAGGGCGGCACCATCTACCGCTTGGGCCGCGTGTCCAAGGAGTACCGGGAGTACCTTCGTAAGGAGGGCATCCCCTACAACTCTTCGCAGCCTGTGTTCTTCAAGGAGCTACAGCCCAGCAAGGAGGTCGGATGAGCGGTACGAGTGTGTCTAGGGCCATTCAGCGTGTGTCCGGGTGGCCCTATCAGAAGTGCCTCCAGTGGTGGAGGGCGCATTGCGCTGAGCTAGCAGAAGGGCCGGGTACACGGTCTGAGAGAGCTGTGGCGCTATGGCGGCAGAAAGAGGCTGTCGTCTCTGCCCCACGTGAGGTAGCTGCCCCGAAGGCAGAAGACGAGGAATCATGAAGCTGGAACTTGCTACATACCGTGAAGGCATTCCGTGGACGGTGGTGACGCTCAGCCCTAATGAGGCGTTGCACCTGGCGGAAAGCCTCATTCGTCAAGCGCGTACCGGGGACCCCAACTCAGGGCGTCCAGAGTTCCACGTGAGAGGTGGGTACTTCACCGTGTACGTGATGCCGGAGGAAGACGTGAAGTACCCTGAAGGTCCCGTCGGTAAGGTTTCTCTGCGCGGGTATATGCAGGACATACAAGATCTGCATGACAAGGCCGTAAGCGGCTTGCGGGTTCCTAAAGAGCTCCTGTACGACGAGGAGAAGTAGGATGGATAACCCAATCGTTGAGGTGAAGGTATCCGTCGAGATGGTGGTCAACGTGGGCGTCAACTGCAGCGTCGAGACTACTTTGATGCAGGTAGAGAAGCGCGCCACAGAGGAAGCAAAGCAGCTGATTAGCGGAGTTTTGCTTGGTAATAGCCACATTGTGGATAAGGACCGTATTGGCATAGTCGGCGTGAAGATCCACAACGTTACCATCCGGGAGAAGTAGCCATGGGAGAGCCAGTTTACCTGACGCAGGAGCTCACGTCGTTGACGTGCTGGGCACGAGAGGGATGCGGCATTCAGTTCGCGGTTCCTAGCGGCTTCTACAAGATCTGCAAAGAGCATGGGGCATCCTTTCATTGCCCTCGTGGGCACAGGCTCAGCATTGGAGAGAGCGCCGTGGACAAGCTCACCAAGGAGCGCGACCGCGCCATCAAGGAGAAGGAGTGGGCTCAGCAAGAGGTCAAGCACGCCGATGCGCGCGCGAGGACTGCTAGACGCGCTGAGAAGCTCGCCAAGGGCAAGCTGCGAAACCAGTCTGAGCGCGTGAAGAACGGTGTGTGCCCCTGCTGCAAGCGCACGTTCAAGCAGCTTGCCGCGCACATGAAGTGCAAGCACCCGGATTGGGATGGAGAGGAGAAGCTTTGCGAAAGCCCACCGTGAAGGAAGTGTACGTTTTACATAACTGCCTCGACGGTTTGAAGCGGGACATCGAGGCCCTCGTCGCTCAGGGTCCAAACCACGACATCCTTGGCACCATGGGTACGAACCTAGTGGTACTACACGGTATTCACAAGAGGATGTGGGAAGAAGATGAAGTAGGTGCAATGTTCATGAACCCCCATGGAGTGAGACGGCTAGGGCTGTCCTCGAAGGAAGAAGATGACAGTACAAGGAAACCTGAAGAAGGTTGAGTGTCCTTACTGCGACCGGAGCATCTCCGAGACCAACCTCTCCAAGCACGTGGCGGTTTGTGTAGAACTCACGAAGAGTGAGCTTCGCGCACGTGCCTGGCGACGGGCGGCTGAGGTGTTAGGTGAGGAGATGGACAACTGCTTCGACGAGTCGGCTATTGAAGTGGCTATCGTAGGCCACATTAGGAAGGTCATCATCCCGTTCCTTGCTAAGAAGGGACGAGATATAGCGGAGAAGGGAAGCAAGAAGCTGATTCCTCCAGACCTGAAGCGGTGTCAGGGCGAGAGCAGGGAGGGCAGCTTCATGACTTTCGGCCCCCGTTCCATGGTTCGCTGTGAGAAGGCGCCGGTGGTCATCGCCACGGAGCTGAAGCCAGGCCCAGATGGCATGCGTGGGAGCATGTCGCTGTGCCAAGAGTGCCTGGAGGTGTTCAAGAAGGCGTTTCCAGATCGAGCTCGGTTCCGGGATTGCTAGAGGAGGAAGTAGTGGCGTATCAGACGGGTGTGAAGCTGGACGAGCACGCTAGAAGAGCAGAGGCGACCAGAAGTCCCGCTAGCATGCCGGGCTCCAGGAACGGCTGGTGGATGGACAACTGCCCGAAGCACGGGCACACGTCGTTCAACACCATTGTCGAGGGCTGTGAACAATGCGCTCGAGAGCGCTTGGAGGAGAAATGAAAGAGGACATCCGACCCTACTTGATTCAGCGTATGAAGCTGCGTCATCAGAACGAACCCGCAGGCTTCGACCAAATGTGGAGCCTGGACTACATGGGCGCCGCTGAGTTTGAGTATGGGGCATTACCACAATCACTGCGGGAGATAACGCGTGAGTTAGACCGCTACGTCGTCACGCCTGTGGAGCCAAAGGTCATTGCTCACGATGGACGAAGGCTGTACATCCTCTCCAAAACGGAGTGCGTAGACGACATCCAGCGCCTGGTACCTGGGCTGAAAGACGGAACGACGCGCCTGAAGGAGCTCACCTACCTCAAGGAGTCCTTGTTCAAGCCGGGCTCTATTGAAGGCTCGTTCAGCCACTCCAAGTTCGACGGGTGGTGGGACATCGAAAACAACTACATGCTCATTCTCGGCGACAAGGCTGCGAATCGTACAATCTCTGCCATCGGTCTGTACAAGACCTCGGACCACTACAAGAGGTGGGAAACCGAACAGAGGAAAAAGTGACGCCAGGCTACGACATCGAGCACGTGACGTGCATCGCCGAATCCAAGAACGGCAAGTCGCTCCTCATGCAGAAGACGTGTGAGGAGTTCGACGGCGAGGACGAGCCTGGGAAGTGCTGGCTCCCCAAGAGTCAGATCACGGAAGACAGCGAGGTGTACGAAGTAGGTAACGAGGGCACGCTTATTGTGACCGAGTGGATCGCCAAGAAGAAAGGGTGGCTTTGACATGATCAGAGAAGAGCAATGGATCAACTACCGGATTGTAGAGATACCCAACGTGGTGACGGTGCTTCAAGACAGAAGCATCGATTGGGCCGTTGGTTACTTCATGGAGCACGTGGAGCCCTCGTGGCGTCCCGACTGTGTGCTTGCGACTCCCAGAAGCAAGAACTTCAAAGGTCCTGAGCTGGTAACTCCGTTCGTCACGTTCACTGAGGAGGACGTCAAGAGTTACCAGCGGGATCTACTTGGGTGCTTGGGGGACTATGGAACGGTGATGAAGAAAGCCGTTGCAGAGGCGATGTACAAGCTACGTGCCCTCGATGCGACCCCGGCGATACTGCGCCTGTGTTACCCCGCCTACGGCCGCCTCCAGCTATACCTCAGAAGCATGGGGCTGGAGTCCTCGGGCACCTTTCTGGGTCTGAAGCTGGAGCAGGACCACAGCAGGTGCTTTGTGATGTCAGAGCCCTTGGTAGGTAGGTTCGTTGAGGTCGACGTGGAGTGGAAAGTGACGAGGGTAGTGGCGTGAAGAAGGCCGCAAAGAAGCGCAAGTACCCGCTGCGCGGGACCGGGTGGGTAGTCAGTTCCCATGGCAAGGTAACCAACATTCGGTTCGTGCAGGACAACAGGTACGCAAGCTTGATCGTCACCAGTCCGCGAGAGTTGAAGGGAGACCGCTACGCATCCTGCTTGGCCACGGAGTCAGCTTGCGTGCGCGCGTTGGTGAAGGAAACGCAGCGAGTGGTGGATAACTTGAAGGAGTACCTCACCGTGTACCAGGCACGATACGATGGCGCCGAGAGCTCCCTTGCCCGACTCAGCGCTCAGTTGAAGGCAGCCAACGCCAAGGAAAGAAAGAATCGAGGAAGGAGGGGTATAACAGCAAAGAGGAGATGAGGATGAAGAAGTCTGCATTGAACAAGATGAGCAAGGCCAAGCTGGTGGAGCTGGTCATGGCGCAGGACGTGGACATCAGGAAGTTGGCCACGGAGAAGTACCAGCAGGTCTTGGACTTCCAGCGTAGGGAAGACAAGCTGAACGAGGTCATCAGCTCCACCAACATGTCCGCCGCCAGGATCAAGGCGCAGGCGGAGGAGTCGAAGTACCAGCTGGACGAGGAGCTGGGCAGGGTGCGCCGGGAGCTCATGCGAGAGAGGGCCATCGTCAACGGGTTGATAAGAACTTCTTGACACGGCTACTTCACGCGGCACATGCTTTATTGGACGGCGCCCGAGGGCTCAATGGGGGCTTGCTCCCAGCCGTCTTCTATTCCGGGCCCGACCGGTTTCGACGTGGAGGAAAGAACACTTCTGCATGCAGGCTGGGCTCACACAGCCTTAATAAAAGTGGGCATCAGCTAGTTGCCAACGACAACTATCTTGCCGACGTGGCGTAAGCCACCCGGCCGTTGACGGGGTAGGAGTCCTAGTACCCCCCGAGGCGTAAACCCAACAAGGGCTGGACCGAGAGAGCGAGCTGGGATGCCGGGCTCCGGTCGAGATACTTCGGCGGTCCTACGAGGCGGGTCACTTACCAAGCCGCTACAACCCGCTGCAGGGTTAAGCAGCCAAGCATGTGAAGAGGAAGCGAACAGAACTTTGCGGATTCGGGTTCAACTCCCGACGGGTCCTCTAAGGAGGTAGATGTCCTCCGATAGAACATCTGAGTATATGGCGTGGCAGAACATGGTGCAGCGCTGCACCAATAGGAAGTTCAGGCAGTACAAGGACTACGGTGGCCGTGGTGTTAAGGTGCATAGCGATTGGCTGGGTAGTGGCGGCTTCGCTCGCTTCTTTCAGCATGTTGGGCCTAAGCCTGCCGCTGGACTTACGCTCGACCGTATTGACAACAATAGAGGGTACGAGCCTGGTAACATACGCTGGACGGACCGCAGGACGCAGAACAGGAATAGTTCAAAGAACGTGTTCTTGACGGTCGGAGGTGAGACGAAGACGTTGGCGGAATGGAGTGAGATTACGGGAGTTCCGCACAGCACTCTTCGGTACCGTGTGGCCCACGGGTCGGCTCCAGAGGATGTTGTGCGCCCCGGACGCCGTTCTAGTTGGGAGAGGAAATAGGATGGAGAAGAAGGTAGAGGCTCTGGTTCATCAAGCACTGCAGGAGTTCTGCGGCGTCCCGAAGAACGAGGTCAAGAACGACGTTACGTTCAACAGCTACAAGCTGGACGAGCTCGATCTCATGTACATCACGCTCTTCTTGGAAGAGGAGCTGGACATCTGCATCGACGACGAAGTGGTGACGGCTCTCCCAATGGGGTTCACGGTTCAGAAATGGATCGACATGGTGGTCAAGACCATGGGACAGCGGCACGAAGGGGTGGGATGAGAGCCGTATACTGCGTGCTGTGCGAGGACTTTCACGACATCGACACGAGGCAGTGCCCGTGCTGCTGCGGAGGCTGCGGAGATGAACTGGATGGAAACGGCATTTGCCCTCGCGGTTGTGTTGACGGCGGCCCTGCTACTCTTCCTAGTGGTGCTCAGGCAGCACCGAAGGAAGATGGACGAGAGTCTTCTCCCGGGTAACCGGGGAAGTGGTGGAGAGCAACCGGAGCATCTTGCCCGGTCGCCCCCTGGAGCTCAGCGCTTGGGCTCCTCATCGGCTAGTCTAGACGCGCAGGCTCGGGGCGCCTGGTCGTGCGTCAACACTGAACGTGGCTGCCGCTGCGAGATGAAAACAGCGGCCTGGAACAACAAGACTGGCTAGGCAACCCCGACAAGGGGAATAAATCTCGGTGACTCGCGCTGCACCGCACCGTCGGAGCATCGGTCATGCGAGGCGACCTGGGGCAAGTCGAGAAACTGCCCCAGCACCCGGGTGTACCTCAACTTGGTAGAGGACCGGCTTTGGGAGTCGGTTGTTGCTGGTTCAAATCCAGCCATCCGGACGAGTGGATAGAGAAAGAACCAGAATCATTAAACCTGCTGGGACTATTCACTTACGGGAGATGGGTTCCGTTACGAAGTCGCCCCCTTGCACGCCCACAGTTCTCGGGGTCTCTTGGTAGAAGCTGCAAAGGCGGAGGGAAACCGTAGAAGTACTTGCAGCACCCATCGCTTTGAACGGTAGCTCAGTCGGTAGAGCGGTGCCCTTACAAGGCGCATGTCGCAGGTTCAACCCCTGTCCGTTCAACCCGCGCCGTGCTCATAGAGATTCAGGTGTGCCAAAACCATGCATCTGAAACCCTCGTGGGGTGTCAACGGCTAGTAGGAGCTGGAGAGCCTATGAAGAAGCCAGGTGACGCTGGCAAAAACGGTCTGCTCGAAGAGCCCTGGTGTGGCGGTGCCGGGCTGTGAGGGAACAACCTGCACGCCGTCGAGGGCGTTAGCTCGATGAAGCGGCGTATGGGCCCGAGCGGGAACACCTAGTGGCTGAGGGGCTTGCCCCGTAGATGCTATCAGGTGCCACCTTTTTGCTGGTGTAGCTCAATAGGTAGAGCACCGGTTTTGTAAATCGGTGGTTGGGGGTTCGATTCCTCTCGCCAGCTCGGACTCATAGCTCAATCGGTTAGAGCCCTCGCCTCATAAGCGAGCTGTTGCCGGTCCGAATCCGGCTGAGTCCACCTGGGGATACCCATGGGAGTGTCGTGGTAGAGCTTCTGTGGGTCCCCGCTCACCAATGCGCCTTCGGGCGTAGAAAGTAGGAAGACAGTGGCAACGAAAGAGATGACCAGAGATCAGAAGCTCGCGGCACTGGCCGAGGCTCCGCAGGAGTTCTGCCTCAAAGCGCTGAAGGACAAGAACATGCACGTGGCTGCCAAGGCGCTGAACCGGCTCCTGAAGATCGAGGACAGCAGCCTTGCGCTGTACGTGTCGTTGCTGAACTTCGGAGAGCTCCACAAGCGCTTCGGGGAGTTCCCGATGCTCGAGGGGATGCAGAAGTCGCTGGCTACCAGGGAGGCCGCGATTGTCACGAAGGTCAAGCTGGCGGAGTACTTGGAAGAGCAGAAGAAGGAGCTCAAGGTGCTCAAGGGCAAGCTCAGGGAGCTGGAGGTGGTCGGCCACAAGGAACCAGACCTGAATCTGGCGTACCAGAAGCAGGCCGCCCTCATGGTCGCGGCAGCCGATGCCCTAATCAAGCACAAGATCCCGGAACTTCCGGGATGGATGATGCGGTGCGTCCGCTACGCCAAGGCCCGCTGGAATCAGCACGGCGACCCGTCTACGCCGCCTACGTTGAGTGAGGACCTGCTATACTAGGTCCATGCGCTGCGGGAGGGTGACACCTCCCGTAGTGCCCGAGGCAGCTTGCGGAACCCACGACCGGGCCCGTGGGCTGCCTCAGTCTTTTGTTGCTGAGTTACGACCACCAGGCCCGGCTGTCTCCGGGACGACCCGTTTGGATCGGGCGCGGATGGAGCGCACAGCACCAACCAGGCCCGGCTGTCTCCGGGATAGGAGGATATGAATACCGCAACGCACATGAAGTTCACGTGCCCTCTGTGCCTGTCACCGTTCTATGGTACGGACAGGGCAGCAAACGAAGGTTCTTGCCACGGTCCTCGGTGTCAGTTCACGTGGAACAGGAACGAGGACTGGAAGTATTTCCAACACGTTACGTACATCACCTTCGATTCCCGTGAGGAGTACGAGAGGCACAAGGAAGAGTACAACCGGCTTCAACCGGCCGTCGGAACTGTGGCTAGCTAAGAAGCCGCTGGAGGATGCGCGGGGGTCATGCCCCCGCTTTCCTTCTAGCCCCAGTTCAGATGGCCTCCGCCCAGTCCTGTAGTTTCTCCCCGTCAGGCCAGCGGTTCATGCAGGTGTTGTACGTCTTCTCACGCTGCGCCGCCCAGTCCACGGTCTTTGGCTTCTGGTCGTCCTTGTCACCGACGGGGATTTGTACCCGTCCCTGGGTCTCCAGCTTCTCCTTCTCCAAAGCTGCCCTGGTGGTGGACGGGGAGCACTGCCCTCCGGTCCCGTAAGCGGAGTACATGGAGTAGGCCCACGTGGTGCCCTTGCAGGTAGCTCCAGCGTGCGCACGGAACTTGGCCAGCATTCGCCCTCCAGCTTCGTAGCAGCGCTTCAGGCTGTCTCGGTCGCTACCCAGGACCATCTTGGCGATGTCCTCTGTGCTCATAGCCAGCCGCTGGTCCTCAGACAGCCAGCTGACGTTGGCGGCGATGTGCTGCGGCATCACCTGCATCACGCAGGCTTCGCCATCTGGCCCGCGGCCTGCAGGAGGTGCTCCAATCATGATGTCCTCGCGGTAGCCACTCTCCCAGATAGAGCTGGCGAGCATGGCGCACGCAGCGCTTTGGGGACCTTCTGGCCACCGGACGGGGGTGCAGTCCTCGATGACAGACCCGTCTTCGTCCGTACAGCGCGTGAGATACGTGGCCGTTCGAACCAGGGACTCTGCTGCTGCCTTGTACCGTTGAGCTGCTGACTCTCTTGTTTCTACACGCACCCATCCGCTCCTGTATTCACTCCAGCGAGGTGGTGCGCATAACGGAGAATCTGCGATGCAAGTAGGCGTGATGTCACACGCGGGTGAGCTCTTGTCGAAGCCGCACAGGGGCAAGAGCTCCATCGAATAGACGGAGTTTCCTGGTCCGGTATGGTTCAACAAAAACATGAACATGTACTGGGCAAGTGGTGACATGGAACCTTTCTAGCACGGGGTTGTTCATGAACAGCAAGAACTTCCTTGTTGACTGCCGTCCGAACGGCAGGTACAACTGTCGCGTCTGTCCAGAGCAACCGGTAACACCTGAAGGACGAGGGAAGAGTGGAAGACCGAATCAAGCAGTACGGGGACTTGAACGCGAACCGCAAGTCCCGTACAATGGAGGCGGACATGAAGCGCCGTAACAAGGGCGACGGCGCGTCGACGAAGGAGACGATCGTGGTCTCCTCGAACCAGAAGCCCTAAACGCTGCCTATGGGCCGCCGGCGTCCCCATCCCAATCCCTCAGCGTCGGCGGCCCGTAGCTTTCCGTGAGTAAAGGGGAATCACCCCCGGCCGCCTGGGTAGAACTCGTTGTTGCGCTTGTAGGCGCGCCACACGGTCCACCCGAAGACGGCCATGCTCAGGAGCTGCAGCATGGTCCCTCCACAGCTGTTATGCCGTGGAGAGCCCGCTGATTTCATCGCAGGATGTCGTGCTTCCCGATCTCGAAGTGCATTCCATCCAAGCGGTTGTTGGGCGGCCACCCCCACCCGCCCCACCAGAATCGGTTCTTTGCAGCGAGCTCCACCAGCTCTACCACTGACCCTTTCTCTCCCCTGCCTGCAGGTCTACGGCCCAGGCCGTTCCAGGCGACGTTGATGTCGAAGGCGGTGGCGTACGCGTGGTTGCTGAGGGCCGTTCCACCGCGAACCTTGCGCGGCGCCCAAGACCCGCCCCAGGTCATGATGTGGCCTAGCAGGTTGTACAGCTCTACGTCCCTGAAGAATCCGAGGAGATCTTCAACGTAGTTGGCATGCCACTGCACCTTGCCGCTCGTTGGGAACCCGCATCCAACGGCGAGCCCAGCTAATGTCTTCAGCTGTGGCACGAATACGGTGGCGATATTGCTGGCGACCCACCCATTCGTAATCTTGATGCCGTCGATGTTGCCCTTCGTAGGCGCGTCCGTGTAGCGAAGAACTCCGAAGAACTTCTCTCTGTCATCACTTCGGATGTACGTGAGACCAGCAGGAGGTCGAACTTGAGAAAACTCCGTTACGTGCGCGTCCGCATCGATTCGAAGGCCGAGGGCCATTGCCATCCCCCAGCTTTGCTCTCCAACGTCCCCGTCGTCGATCAGTCCGTACTTTCGTTGGAACGATTTGGTATTCTCCTTCGCGGAGGTGGTGTAGCCGCTGTAGATGCTGTCGGACAAACCCGCAGAGTACAGGAAGGTGGTCCATACGGTGACCCACTCGTTGGTGGTCCCAAGGCGTAGAACTGGTGGCATAGATTCTCCTCTCGTGACTTTGATGCCCGCTCATGTAGAATACTTGCATGGCAGACCGGCAGGACACCGCGAGTGAGCATCAGCTGCAGAGCCTGCACGTGAAGCAGCGGCAGGCACTCAACGACGCGTTCGCGCAGTTGGAGGGTGAGAAGTCGGTTCAGTCCTTCAACGCTTTCACGTTCGAGGAGGCGCTGCAGCTTCAGATCGACGCTATACAGGGGGAGAGCACGCGGATACGACCCAACGAGCTCGACAGAACGGAGCGCGTATACCAGAACCTGTCGCAGGCGGTAGAAGAGCTGAAGCAGGTGCCGCCGGAGATGTTCTTGAGGAAGGACGAGACGCGGGACGTGAACACGCCAGAGGAGCCGGAATGACCATGCCTACGAAGATCGAGGACATTCGCTGGGGCAGCTACAACACGTTCGAGGGCCCGTGGTATCCCGGGGTGTTGAAGTACGAGCTCCCGAAGAACCCCACGCTTGAGCATCAGGTGATCTCCGTGATCACGGCCACTGAAGGTGGCGCGCTGGATGCCATCAATAGGTACGACAGTTGCATCGACACGCAGGGCGTCATCCAGTGGTGCAACCGGTCTCCGCTGTACTTCGTGGACCAGATGTACACGCTGCTGGATGATGCCGCGCTGGCGCATGTTCAGTCCGTGGCTGCCACCAGGGAGTACCGGTTCGATAAGGCAAGTGGGCACTTTCAGGGGCGCCATGGTGTACCTGTGAGCACAGTAGATCAGCAAGCGTCCATGTACTTTGCTGGGGCTTCGGGGAGCAAGGGCGGCTGGAGCGACGAGCAGAAGTACGCGGCAAAGCTGTGGGTGGCGGCTGCCGCCGACGTTTGGCAGAGCCCAGCGGCCCGTGAAGCGCAGATTCAGTTCACGGCGAAGCGCGTTGCTATGTTCTTCCTGGTTGGGGCCCTGTCCAAAGATCTAACCCGTGAAGCCCGCGAGGTATCATCCCCGGAGTCACTGGCCTTCTACGCGGCGTACCTGAGCTTCGCGGCCAACAACCCAAGGAAGGCCAGCGAAGCGCTGCAGGCGGCAGTGAACGAGATGGGTGACAAGGTGGAACGGTTCACGTTTCCCTGGCTGCTCTCCGTACTGAAGCACCTGGTGTTCGATCCCGGCATCAGCATTTACCCAGGCCGGTACAACAAGATCCGGCCCGTGATCGAGAGGCTGTTCGGTGTCGACTTGCCGGATATGGCGGAAGACATCGCGAAGTTCAACCGAACGTTCCCAGACCAGTTCTTGGACATTGGAGATGTGCAGCGCGCGCTCATCCGCCTTGGCTATGACCTGGGGCCGAAAGGCGCCGACGGCGTGTTCGGTAAGAAGTCCACGTGGGCCTTGCGGGAGTTCGAGCTCAGCTCTGGTGCCGCGCAGAGCGAAGCCGATGGAATCTTGGACTGGAAGACGCTGTCGCTGCTCGAGCAGGCCATGAAAAAGCTCGGTGTGGATGGCGTCATCAACGCTTAGAAATCCAGCCTGTTAAGCTGACCGGTTGACTGGTCTGCTCCTCTTGGGGTACGTGCTAGACTCATCCCGTGGGCATCGATCTACAAACTGTAGTCCCCCAGGACGCCATCCCGATCAACAACGTCAAGTACGCGTCGGTGAGGGGCATCGGGACGCTGGACGTAACTGGTGAAGACTTCCGGTCCGTCGACGATGTGATGATCAACGACATCTCGTCCCCGGATGTGGTTGTTCTATCGAAGACCAGGTTGCTCGCGCAGCTGCCGGACAGCTTGCAGCGTAACCCAGATGTACGAAGCGTCCTGGTACTTTCGCGTACGTTCACAGTGACCTCAAAGAGCCTGCTGAGGTTCCGCATTGGGGACACCCCGGGGCGCACGCAGGGCATCAACAGGTTGGTTCAGCTGTTCATCAAGCTGCTGCTGTCTAACCCAGGCAGTGACCGCTTCAACAGGCAGCTTGGCGGTGGCGCGCTGAAGAACGTCGGTAGTAACTTTGATGCTGTTGAGGGGAACACCATCAAGGCTGACTTCACGATCGCCATCGACCGTACAGCTCGCCAGATAATATCTCTTCAAAGCAGAGATGGCTCTCTTCCCGCGGACGAGAGACTTCTCAGCGCGACGCTGGTGGGTGCCACGTTCAGCAGGGCGTCCGCGGCGTTGTTCATAAACGTGGAGTTGGTGCCGCAGAGTGGCCGCCCAGCGCGGTTGAACCTGGAGGTCTGAAGTGGGACTGCGCGACCTTGAGTCTTTCATGCGGGAGCGGGCGTCTGTTTATGATAGTAGCCTGGACACGACTGCCGGCTCGCCTTTCGACAGCAAGGTGATTCAGCCGTTGCTTCGCCGTGTGGGGATCGACCCATTCACGGTGGACCTGGTCACCTTCCTCATCACGCGCCTGAAGCAAGCGTACCCACGCATGGCGTTGAACGATGGGGACAACCTCACCGACCTGTTGGTGAAAGCCAACTCACTTCTGTGGGACCCGATAGTGCGGGAGACAGCACGCGTTCAGCGAAACCTGTCCCTGCAGGACCCGACTACGCTGACGCTCGATGAGGCGGACAGCCTCGGCGGCAACTTCTTCATCCCGAGGCGTAGGGGTCGGTACTCTCGGGGGGTTTCCCGCATCCTGTTCGGGTCGCCCAGCAACCAGTCCATCAACCAGAACAACTTCTTCACGTCGCGCGGTGGGCTCGTCTTCTTCCCAACGGAGCTGCAGAGCATCCGTACGGCAGAGATGGCGCTGAACGTCACCGACGGGAACTTGTACTACTTCGACGTCAACGTCATCGCTGAGCGTCCAGGGACCGCGTATGACATTGGCCCCAACGAGCTGTCCTCCGTGGCGAACATACCGGGGGCGGTTCGAGTGATGAACCTGTCCAGGTTCAAGTTTGGCGAGGAGGAAGAGAACGTCGTCGACTACGTGGCCCGCGTTCAGAAGAGCCTCGGCGAGAAGAGCCTGGTCACGCTCAGGGGGATCGCAGCCAAGGTGCTCGAGGCGTTCTCGGACGTGAACCGACTGAACGTGGTTGGGTTCAATGACCCAGAGATGCAGCGGGACGTCATTCGGGGAGGTGGGTTGGGGCCCATCCTGGCGTCTGGGAAGCTTGGTCGTACTGCCCCCGACGGCGAGGGGCAGGCGAAGTCCCGCCGGTTCGTGACTGATGAGACCGACTTCTCTGGGCTCATCAACGCCAGCAGCGTGATCACCATCGTGGGTGATTCAACAGTGGCTGGCGACTACGTAGTTCGTAGGTTCGTGTCCACAGTAGCTGGTGACTCCTCCATCGACTTGGAGAGCCAAGAGCTGGTCTACGGGGAGAGCGAGCTCCGCTGGTTCTTGCGGCGTAGGGAGCTCACGCTGAGTGGGATACCAGGCGGCATACTGTACCCCAATGGCCCCAACGGAGAGGTCACCATCCCATCCGACTCCATTCACATTGGTGGAGCTAACGACATCCACGTGCGGACGTCGGACTTCGATGAGGCCACGCTCACCATCACCAACGTCACCGATGATGCCCCCATCCTCAGTGGCATCAGTGCGCTAGAAACGGTAACTACCGGCTTCACGCTGTCAGACTACACGCTTCCGTTGGATGCAGCCGTCGAGAGCGTGCTGGCACAAGCGGAAGCTGGAGGTTGGACCATCCAGGTGTTCGACGGGCCCAACGCCGGTGCGTACCGAGTGCTTCAGCGCTCTGGCAACGTGCTCACTACAAGCCCAGCCCCGGCTTTAGACCCCGTTCCTCGGCGTTGGCGGTTGTTCGACGTCATCAACCTAGACCTCAACGAGCCTAAGGAAACCAAGCTGGTGGCCACCGACTTGGTGGCGGTGCAGGGGAACAAGGTCGTCAGGTCCGGAAGTGGCTTGAACTACTTGGCCTACAGCGTGGCGAAAGATGACGTTCTTCGAGTCCTGGAGGGGGAGGAGCGTGGAGACTACATCGTCGAAGCAGACCCAAACCCGTTGACGCCGGATAGGTTCACGGTCACCCGCGAGTTCTCCAGGTCCTTCTCCGACGGCTCGTACATCATCTTCACCCCCGGCGCCGAGTCGTTGGACACCCCGCTCATCCGGGTCCGCAGCGTGGAGCTTCTCGACTCCAGCTCGCAGCCTCAAGGCTCGTTCGTTCCATACGCCAAGCCGGTGGATGTGCAATCCAGAAGCTTCCAGAACCCGGCTCGAGGGGTGAAGCATTCCCTCATCGATGTGCAGCTGGGGCTGGTGTCTGCAGCGTTCTCGTTCCCCCTTACTGTAGTCGCAGGGGCAAATGTATTCGTTCTGTACCTTGGGGGCCTCGGTTCTCGAACTGTAACGGTCACAGTGGCAGCCTACGCAACGTTGAGCGCGCTCGTGGCTGAGCTCAACAACGCCATCGAGGCGGTGGCTGGGGTTGGGTACTCTGAGGTAGTTACCGCCGTCGACGATTCACGCTTCGGCATTCGCCCGGTTGGGAATGGGTTTGTCGGCGTCACCGGCGGCAACGGGCAATCCTTCTTCTTCGGAGACATCGAGCTCAGGACCACCGCGGACATTCGCTCGGATGCAGTGCTGGCAGACGGCGGGTGGGGAACCGTCAGCCCCCTCATCGACTACACCCGAGGGCTGGATGTGCTTCAGGTTCTAGACGGAAGGAACGTTGGGTTCTACAGCGCGCCGTTCATTCTTCAGCCGGATGGGTTCCCAGGTCTCAGCATCTCGCAAGCACTAGTGAACGCCAAAGACGATGCTGCCATGATCGGAGGGGAGGGTACGTACTTCTCCCCCGAGGTTCGTAGAAGCGTGAACATCGGGACGCGATCGGTTGGCAGCGTGCGGGTTTATTTCTTGGAACCCACCAGCTTCGAGGTGACTGCGGAATCCACCGTGTTCTCCTTGGACCTTGGGGAATCCGGCATCGCCAGGTTCATCCCCGACCCCACCTTGGGATACCAGTTACTTCCTCCGCTGCCGGATGGGGAGCCGTCCAACGACGCCTCTACGCAAAACAACGGTGGCAACCAGCTGACGGCGAGTTCTCAGAACTTCATTTTGAGCGGCGTGCACGCCGCGGATGTAGTTGTGATCGACTACTGGCCGGTCAAGGGCAGCACCCAGTTGACCGTGGACCCCATTGTTGGGCTGGCTGGGAAGGTGTTCCGGTTCAGCATCGACGACGGTCCAGAGCGGGTACTGACCTTCATCCGCGACGACACCTCGATCCCCGTCACCGACGTGACGATTGGTGGGATGGTAGATCAAATCAACGCCATAGCTGGTGTTGAGGTTGCCAGCGTTGATGCAGATGACCGACTTCAGTTCGAAGCGAATGTGAAGTTCTCGGTCAAGAAGGACGGTACGCCCGTTTCTTCTTACCCCCTCATTTTGGGGAACTTGTACGGGCACGCGGGAACGCCATCCTTCTCCACGAATGACATCAACAACGTGTCGCCGCACGCTGGGGAGTACGAGATCTCGTCCGTGTCCTCATCCACGCAGTTGCTGGTGTCCCCAGCCTTCCCGATTGATGGGAACTGGGCATCCACGCTCAGCGGGCAGTCGTTCAAGGTGATGCGCAACGGTACGCAGCGGATTACCACCACGGCCATGTCGGAGAACGATGCCGGCGCAGGCTTGTACTACTTCGATGTGGAGTTGATCAGCGAGGGAGCTGGAGACTTCTGGAACATCGACGCAGACCAGCAGCTCACTGTGGACGGATACAAGAGCGACGGATACTACCTGGTGACCGACGACTCGAACCTGACCTTCAGTGAGTCAGAGCGCGTGAAGATGGTCATCAGCCGGACGATCCTCGAGCAGGGCGTTGACGACGACCCGCAGAACGCCACGCAGATAACCGGGCAGAACCTGCACATCTCGTACGACCGCGTGCAGACGATCGAGAACCTGCAGAGCTTCATCCAGAGCGACACGGAGCGCGTGGTGTGCTCTAGCCCGCTAGCGCGTCACCTGATACCGCACTTTGTTCGCTTTGACATCTCGTACACGGGCGGCTCGAAGGAGAACATCGTGCTGGCCGATATCGAGAAGTACGTGAAGGACTTGTTCCCGGTCGACACCCTGGACGCCAGCGACCTGCAGTCCATCATCACAGCGCGCGGAGCGAGCTACGTGAAGAACCCCATCGACCTATTGGCGGTTGTGCATCGGGTAGACCGGAGCATCTGGATTCAGCGGTCACAAGACCGGCTGAGCACCACGAGGCTCGCGGCCTTTATCCCAGACGCCATCACGGTGACCAGGAGCACTCGAGCCACATGAGCTTACTCGTCACTCGGCACGAGTCGTTTTGGGGGTGGCTCGACGATGATTCCGCTGTAGGGATTGAACGTAATCTCACAGGTGTTGCACACCAGCAGGGGCCTGGGAACGGCCTCTCCTTCAACCCAGGTGACTTCTCTTCCACCGCTTCCAACACCCAGGAACTGCCGGGTGAAGGAGGTCCCCTTGCACAATGGGCAGACCGCTTGTCGAAGGAACGCTTCCTGTACTCGGGCGGCGGGGGAGATCTCGTCCTTGTACCCCTCAAGCGCCTTCCTTACTACCGCTTCTGGAAGCTCCTTGAAGGAGGAGTTTCCACCGGTCAGGAAGTCCGCAAGGGTGACGCCCGCTCTCTTCATTCGAGTAGGGTAGCAGCGCAGGAGGAGAACTTCCAGCGTTCGTGGCCGGCTGCAGCGGTTGGTGCTCACAGCGGCGCAGCGTACAATGGCAGGGGTAACGCACACCAGGCCCGGCTGTCTCCGGGATAGGGCGCGGTGACGTAATGGCCATCCAGATAAGCATCAACCAGGCTGGTAAACCCGCGGGTACGTCGGGGTTGGCACGAGAAGACCTAGACCTCGGTCTCGACGTGCTGCTCGCCTGTGAAGGTGGTGTACTTGTCACGGAGTACCAGTGGACGTTGCTCAATGCTCCACCGGACGAGACCGTTACTGCGCCCAGCCTGTCGTCGCTTCTGACCCCGGACGCGATCTCCACAACCATCAACCCCGACAACGGTGGCACGTACCTCATCCGCTTGTGGGTAGACCAGGGGTTCGGGCTTGGGTTTCGCGTAGAGGACCGGGCGGAGATCACGTTCTACGCTGGTCCAACGCTGGCCACAGATGCTGATGGGTGGCCGCGTCGGGCACCAGCGTACGATGAGGTACGTCACCACAACGCTCCGGACGCTGTTGAACCAGGTGGCAACACGCACGGATGGCGCCGGGAGCTGGAACGGTGGCACAGGTCGCTCGGCCGCGCATGGCGCCTAGCGTCCAGCACCGGTGACGGCCGCGTGAACGCCTTCCCGGGCAGTCCACGCGTCTTGTACAGCGATGGGATCACGGAGGGCGGCGTTTGGTCTCGTGTGACGTCGGCGCTAGCAGAAGCCGTCATCGACAACTTGGCCATCCCATGGACCAAGCTTAGGGGTGTAGGAACAGAAGTTCTAGAGCCGTCTGGGTGGCCTACTCCGGGGTCTGACTCGACTACGACCGTTGCGTGGGTGGAGGGGACAAGAACCCTAACGATCACCCCGCTGGTAAATACCCCGTACTACGTGGCTGGAGCACGGAGTCTGCTCACGGTTGCGCTGTCCGTGGTGTGGCCCGACGCAGCGGGAGAGCACTTCTTCTACATCAATGCGCTAGGTGCGCTCGTCACCACGCAGAACATCGACACCTGGATATCGGTTCTTGCTGGTGCTGGGTGCCCGGTAGCTGCGCTCTACTGGCATGACGTGCAGAACACGGTGATCGTGTCGAGCGACGAGCGTCATGGTCTCATGGAGGGGGTGACGCACCGTTGGGCGCATCGTGGCATCGGAGCACTTTGGGTGGGCGGAGGCGGTCTCAGCGGGTTCACGTTTGGTGACGGAAGCCTTGCTGCGCACTCTCAGTTCAATGCAGAAAATGCCACGTATCAGGATGAAGACATCTTCTACGGTCTGACTTCAGGTAGTCCGCAGACCCAGCAGATGTCTCCACTGATCTCCCGGGTGTTTGCCCTAGTGGGAACCCTGTGGGTGACGAAGACCACGCCGGATGTGTACGCCTTCATGCAGTCTGGGGCTAACTACACCGGCGGAACGTACACTGGCGCCGCGGGGGGACGAGTAGCCTACAACCAGATTGTTGCTGGCGTCGGCTCTCTGCTGGAGGCTGCTGAGGGAGATTTCGTTCTCTGCCACCATGGCCTCACCACGGAGATCTCGGGCAGTACTACCGGTACCAACTGGAAGGTGGTCTCTTTCGTTGGTCAGAACGCCTACGCGAACCTTACAGCAGCCAGAGCTGGTGCGCTCACCGAGCTTAACCAGATGTACCTGTCTGGTTTGCCAGTGCAGGAGATCGTTTGGTTGGGGACGTCGATCATCCAAACGAACAGCACGTACGCCTCCCCCACCAAGTCCAGGGCTCGTCAGGCAACTGATGCTGCTGGGAACTTGGTGGACTACATCGACTGGCGCACCAACCGATTTGGTACGGGCGGTATTGGTGCTGGTGGCGTGGCGGACCATGGGCTTCTCACCGGACTTTCGGACGATGACCACAGCATTTACGTGCTCGCCGATGGCACGCGAGCTGTAGACCACCTGTCCGTAACGAACTACGCAGCGTTCGGGGCGACTCCTTCAACCACCGGAACCATTCGTCTCGAGAGAGTCTCGACGATCAACTTCAGGAATCAGCTGAACACGCTGGACCTGACGGCGCTAAGCTTCACTTCAGTCAATGCTGTTCAGATAGGTGGTGCTGCTGGGATCGCTGGGGCATCTATATACGCTGCAGGAACCCCGCTGCTTACACTGGGGTCTACTGGTGTTTCTGCCACCGTCACGATATCGCCAGCAACGACGGCGTTCAACCATGGGGCTGGGGGTGACGTCATCATTGGTGACGGGTACGTCTCTGTTGGCCCGAACCCAGCTACCGCCGGAGCTGTTCGACTCCCCAATCTTGGTAGCGTCAGTACGCGCAATGGAACCAACGCAGCAGACCTTGCAATCGCCTACGCCGACGTAAACAACAACATATACCTGAGCGCCCCCCAGGCGAACAACACGTACTTGTACTCTGGGGCCAGCTACTCGATAGAGCTTCGTTGCGGCATCGTCGGCGCTGGACAGTTCATCGTCAATGCCACCACGGCCACGTTCAACTTCGGTGCGAATGATGTAGTCGTTGGGGACGCTTACCTGTCTGTGGGTGCTAACGCTTCAACAAGCGGCTACATCCGCTTGCCAGTCAACGCTTACGTGGCTGGAAGAAACGCGGCTAACGGCGCAGACATCAACATCGCCGGGATAAACGGGTCCAACGTCATTGTCATCGGTGGCGCCAACGGGGCAGGCGTGACTTTGATGGAGGGTGCAAACGCCCGCGTTAGCGTGGTGGCAGCAACTACGACGTTCGATCACGGCGCCGGTAACAATGTCCTGATCGGAGATGGGTTCATCGCGATCGGTGGAGCGCTAGCGAACGGAGCGATTCGTCTCGCTAACAACCTCGGCATTTGGTCGGAGACGACCGGCGCCTCGGACACGCCTCTGATCTCTCTTGACGCCAGCAACAACCTTCAGCTTGGCTACTACACAGGTAACGTCGGCGCGCTCGTTGTAGCGACAACCAGTATCATCCTTCAGATCGGGGTCAACCAGCGCTTCGTTGTCAACGACACTACCGCTACGTTCAACTTCGGTACGAACGACGTGATCGTGGGGGACGACTACATTCAGATAGGAGCCACGCCGGCCACGGCGGGGTCTCTTCGCCTGCCGAACAACAAGTTCATCGAGGCTATGAACCAGGCGGGCACGCAGAACATTGTGTTGCTCTACGCGAGCACGGCTGACGCCGTTAACATCGGAGGTACATACGCCACTAGCGTGAACCTCAACGTTGGGGGCAACTTCCGTCTGCAGGTCGGCTCTACGGTCACCACGTTTGACTACGGTTCTGCCGACGTTGTTATTGGTGATGGGTACGTTCAGGTGGGAGCAAACCCGGCTACTGCCGGAGCGCTCCGGCTAGCCAACAACACCGCTATCTACGAGCGTAATGCCGCGAACGGTCAGGACATCTCGCTTCTGTCTGCCGACGGTGCTGACGGCGTCCACGTTGGCGACACCAGCTACTCAGCTATCCTTTGGCTGGGTGCGGTGACGAGCATGAATAGGCGGCTCGGCATCGTCAATGTCAGCGTGCTCACCGCCGCATCAGAGGTGTTCACGTTCACCGCAGGCGACAGCGCGTACCCAGCGGCTGGTGTGTTCAACTTGTTCCAACAGCTCACTGGGCTTAGCGTGGCATCGCAGAACGTGAAGTCCTCGATCTCCCCAAGGTGGATAGCATGACCGTCAACAAGTATGAGTTCTTCTTGCAGCGTACCGTAGCGGGCCTCACCACCGAGAACATCTCTCTGGATAAGCAGCCGTTCGGGGATACGGTGCCGCAGTACTCTGCGTTGTACTGCGAGCTCACCGTTTGTATCTCTGGAAGCACCAACTCCAAGATGGCGATGGAGAAGTGGATACTCTGCTGGAGGTATTCGGCGGCCAACACACTGTCCACAGACTCCGCAGACCAGCTGGAGGTTAGGCTGGGGACTGTTGGGATCAACGGGCCTAGCGCCGTAACCGCGGAGGTCGTCGCTGGGAATGCAATCATCGATGTGACGACGAAGCAGTACACCGGGGACAAAATGGTGTGCCGAGGCGTTGTATGGGTGGGGAACTAGATGCCGTTTCGAGTTTGGTGCATCGCTGGGCTGGACTCTCCGGCATGGGCTCAGAACGTGAGGGAGAACTTCTCACGGGCCACTGACGGAGTTCACGCGCACCTGGTGGTTGTAGAGAACGGGGATGGGGTTGGTGCGTGGGGAACCCCCGGTAAGTATTCTCCATGCACTGTTGTACGGTCTGAGACTGGGTGCGCGAACTACATTAACGCTGGGCTGAAGCTGGTACGTGAGCTTGCGGAGCCAGGGGACTGGTTTGCCAAGTTCGACGCCGACGACTACTACGGCCGGGGATGGTTTCATCAGCACAAGGGCTTGGCCGAGTCAGGCGTCAGGGCTGCAGCGGCGTCTTCGGTGTTTGTGCGCATGGCGAACTGGAAGACCTTCTTCGTCGACTTCGAGGTGACGTTGGGGGACATCTTGAGCAACTCCAAAGTGCTGCACGGGCCTACACTTGCAGCTGAGGTATCGGTATCCCTCGACTTCCCGACGCCAAAGGAGGCGTGGGGAGAGGATGCGGACTGGGTGGATGCCATGCGAGCTTCTGGGGTGCAGTTCCACGCCCTGTCCGAGCACGGGTTCACGTATTGCCGTCACCGGGATAGAAACCATGCGTTTCCAGTGCCTGATGAGTTTTTGCTGGGTGTCTACCCGAACGCCAAGGTGTACGATGTCGGCTTGTGGGACCGCGCTGTAGTAGACGGTCTGGTACCCCTGAAGAAGCTTGTGGAGGTGCCGTTCAACCCCGCTGACATGGTGATGGCGGGGGAGGCGCTCATGGCAGCAGCAAGTGGGTAGATTTCGTGGAGGGCAGGTGCATCCCGCAAATGTCGGAAGTCTGTAGACTGGACGCCGACATGGTAGTTAACCCGGTGGTTGATGCCGTCGTGTCTTCAGTCGTGTCTCTCGTAGGGAGCAGCTACCCGTACTCTCAGACCTCGGACAATGAGGATACGAGAGTATTTGGAGATGAGTTCGATGACACTTTCGGCTGATCTACGTGCTGCCGCGATTATCATTCGTGATGAGTTGCTTCACCACGCGAACACGCCGCTACGCGTTGGCTCTTTGCTCATTGGCATCATCGACGAAGCCGGAGCTGGGTCTACTGGAGCTACCGGTCCGATGGGTCCAACCGGCCCAACGGGTCCTCAAGGAGATGTAGGGGCTCCGGGTTTACAGGGGCCCACTGGAGATATTGGTCTCACTGGTTCGCAAGGGGATACCGGAGCAACTGGTGACGCTGGCCCCACAGGGACAATAGGTCCTACTGGTCCACAGGGCGCTACAGGTCCACAGGGAGATGTAGGGCCAACCGGTGCGGCGGGAGCTACCGGTGCTACAGGAGGCACGGGGGCAACGGGATCTACGGGTCCACAAGGTGACGTTGGGCCAACAGGAGCAACCGGCGCCACCGGGGCTACAGGAGACGTCGGCCCTACAGGGCCAACTGGTCCTACAGGAGCAGGGATTCAAGGACCCACCGGTGAAGTTGGCCCCACAGGGACCATGGGTCCAACGGGACCAACAGGTGAACCTGGACCAACTGGAGATGTCGGGCCCACAGGGCCATCCGGTGGCATCGGACCAACGGGGCCAACAGGAGCTG